ATGCTAATGAAGTAGGAGCCATGATTAAACTAAATCCTATTAATAGATTAAAACCAATTGAACTTGGTGTTAACAAAGGTGCACAGGAAGCCTTTGATGTAGCAGCAAAGAACGCAAGGAATACGGTAAGAGATTTACAAGTTAAATACAAAGATAATATGACTTTAAAACAATCTCTAGATGATTTGCAATACTATTTAAAAGCAGATGAAGGTGTTCCAAGTAGATCAGCATTAAGAGATTTAAATGAATCATTAAAAAGTTTTACAAACTCTGGGTTAGTACCTGTAGATGAAAAGAAAGCATTAAACAAAGTCATTGGTGAAATAAACAATAAAGTTGGACCAATGCAGGCTACAAAGACAAGATACGGAACTGAATCTAATTACACATTACAAGGTGGCAAAGATTACAGAGAAACTATCTTTACACTTCCAGAAGATATTACAACTAACGCATCACTTAGAAATAAAGGTGGACACTTTGGAGATGAGATTGGTGATGTAAATAATATTTACCACATAAGATATGATACAAGGTTCACACCTGATGGTAAAAAAGTATTTATGATTAATGAAATACAATCTGATGTAAACCAGAGTATTGCAAAAAGTATGACTAAAGCCGCACAACTATCAGGAGAGAGAAGATTAAATCCATTTAATGCTGAGATAGAATTAAATTTATTGGTAGGCCAACGGGGTAAGATGCTTAAAGATTTAGATGATGCACTTGCTAGAAATGAGTTTGGTAGAGTAAACGCCATTAGTGCATCTATGAAAGATATTAATACAAAATTAAAAAGATTAACTACTCAAAGAAATACTTACAGCGATACAAACAAAGATTACTTTCCAATGGTTGAATCAGATTCATATGGAGATCATGCAGTAAAATATTTGATGCAGAAGGCTGCACGTGAAAATGTTGATTACGTAGCCGTTGCCCCGTTTGACAAAGTAAGTTTCAGACAAGGGTACAAAGCGGGTAACGAAAGATTTTATGGTTATGCAAATGGTAAAGGTATAGGTAAAAAAGGTAAAGCTGTACTTCCAGATGTCATGGGTAAGAATGCAAGGTTCTATGGATCAAGCGCAGGTCCAACAAAAATATCTTTATCGGATCCAACTAAACCATATAAAACAATTGGTAATGATACATTTAAATATCCAAAAGATCATCCACTAAAAGGAAAAGAAATAAAAAGCCAATATCATAGTAGCACTGGTATGAATCCTGAAAAAGGAACTAAGAATATTCCAGAAGGAGATCCACGCTTGTATTTCGATGCATATGCGATTAAAGTGGTTCCACTAATGAGAAATACACAAAAAACTTACAAGTCCAAAGGAGGACTTGTGGTGGATATGTTTAAACCAATAAGGTACAATTAATCATGGCAGTAGAAAAAGTAACAGAGGAATTAGCAGAAGAAGTAGTTGAACAACCTGAGGGTCTTCCAGTTGACGTAGAAGTTGAGGGAGAAGAAGAGGTTGTAGAGGAAAGACCTCAAGACGATTTTAATGCAAACTTATCAGAAGACATGGACGAGCGAGAGCTTAAAGACATGGCCATGGAGCTTATTGAAGAATACAAAAAAGATAAGACATCTAGAAAAGAATGGGAAGATGCTTATATTAAAGGTTTAGATTTATTAGGAACTAAGTACCAGGAAGTAACAAAACCATTTAAAGGAGCTTCCGGTGTCACGCATCCATTGTTAGCTGAATCAGTTACACAATTCCAAGCACAAGCATATAAAGAATTAGTACCATCTGATGGTCCTGTACGGACACAGGTTATAGGTTTACAAACACCGGCTACCGAACAACAAGCAGATAGAGTTAAAGATTATATGAATTACCTGCTGATGGAGGAGATGGAAGATTACACAACTGACATGGATCAGATGTTATTTTATCTACCCTTATCCGGATCTACATTTAAGAAAATTTATTACGATGCATTATTAGATAGACCTGTATCTAAATTTATACCAGCAGAAGATTTAGTAGTTCCCTACTACGCATCAGATTTAAAAGACTGTGAGAGAATAACTCACGTAATTAAAATGACACAGAATGATGTCACTAAAAAAATGGCTGCAGGTTTTTATAGAGATATAGAATTAATTGATTCAACAACAGAACCAGATTCAGTACAGAAAAAATTAAATGAACTAGAAGGTGTCAAAGGCACAGGTTCAGATTATTTAAATACAATTCTTGAAATGCACGTAGATTTAAATTTAGATGACTACGAAGATTTTGATGACAAAGCTAAAAAAATAAAAATTCCATATATTGTAACTATTGATGAAGGTAGTGGAGAAATTTTATCTATTTATAGAAACTACAAACCAGATGATCCCAGTTATTCAAGAGTAGAATATTTTGTACATTACAAATTTTTACCAGGATTAGGTTTCTATGGTTTTGGTTTAACACATATGATCGGTGGTTTATCACAAGCTGCAACTCAATCTTTAAGACAATTGATTGATGCAGGTACTTTAAAAAATTTACCAGCAGGATTTAAATCACGTGGTATTAGAGTTAGAGATGATGATCAACCAATTCAACCAGGAGAGTTTAGAGATGTAGATGCACCTGGTGGAAATATAAGAGATCAGTTTTTTAATTTACCATTTACAGAACCATCACCAACTTTATACAACTTGATGGGATTTGTAGTACAAGCAGGACAGAAATTTGCAGCGATAACAGATTCAAATATTGGTAATGATGCTCAAAACAGAGCTGTTGGAACTACAATGGCGCTGATGGAAAGAGGATCACGTGTTATGAGTGGTGTTCACAAAAGATGTTACTACGCAATGAGACTAGAATTTAAAATTTTAGCTAGAATTTGCGGTGAATACTTACCACCAGAATATCCTTACGATGTTTACGGGGGCCCAAGACAAATTAAACAAGCAGATTTTGATAACAGAGTAGATATTTTACCTGTTGCAGACCCAAATATTATGTCTATGTCACAAAGAGTGACGTTAGCACAAGCACAATTACAAATTGCACAATCAAATCCACAGATGCACAACTTACACGAAGCATATAGACGTGTTTACGAAGCACTTGGAACAAAAACTATAGATCAAATTCTAAAACCACCTCCAAAACAACCCGAGCCTTTAGATCCTGCAAAAGAAAATGCACGTTCACTACAAATGAAGTTGCTTACAGCGTTTGAATTCCAAGATCACGATGCTCACATCTCTGCTCACATGGCATTTATGGCATCTAGAATGGTACAGATTAATCCTCAGGTGTATGCATTATTACAATCACACATCTCTGATCACATTTCATTTAAAGCTAAAGCACAAGTGAAACAAATAGTGATGGAAAATCCTGAAATGGCACAAATGGCTCAACAGGATCCACAACAATTTGAAATTATGTTTGAAGCTGAAGTTGCAAAGGTTGCAGCACAGATTACACAAGAGTTAGTACAGACTGAACAAGCTAATCAAAACAAAGAAGACCCATTAATTAAAATTAAACAACAAGAAATTGATTTAAGAGCTATGGATCTTCAAAGAAAAGCTGAAGAAACTAAATTTAGAGCTGATCAAGAGAATCAAAGAGCAGATCAAAGACTTGAATTTGATTATGATAGACTTGCACAACAAGATTCACAATCAGATGAACGTTTAGAAGTAGCGAGAGAGAAAATTGACTCAAAGAAGAAATAATTCATTGAGTGGAGGTGTATCTTCGGGTCCACCACCTAAGAGAGGGCCAAACCCACAAGGACTAACGCGAAAGAAGTTTAAAAGTGTCAAACAGTACACCAAAAAACTCATACGAAAGTCTTCCAGTAACATCTAAATTACTTTTTTTAGCTGGAATATTTGATGGAGAAGGTAGCTTTGGCATTTGGTCAAAGGGCATAGGAAGAAAAAAAGAATTTGCCTGCACAATAGAGATGACAGATAAGGATACACTGCAAAAATTTGTAGATATGTTTGGAGGTCAGATGTTTCCTTGTAAAATAAGGAAACCACACCATACCCCAACCTGGAGATGGAGGCAGAATGGCTACAGGGCTTTCCAAATAATAGATAAAATGATAGAATTCATGAGTATAAGGAGACAGGATAAATATTATGTGGCTAAGCGCGATAAAATTGGCGGCACAAGCAGGTACGCACATATTCAAGAAGCGTCAAGAGACAAAGATGCTGATGGCGGATGCACAAATGATGCACGCAAGAAAGATGGCTCAAGGTGAGGAAGCTTACCAAGGTAAACTTTTAGAATCAAGAAATTCGGACTGGAAGGACGAGGCAGTTTTGATAATTTTGTCAGCGCCAATAGCAGTCCTGAGTTGGGCTGTCATAAGTGACGACCCAGGAGCGATGGACAAGGTAAAATTGTTTTTTGACATGTTCTCGCAGCTTCCGAGCTGGTTCACAAATTTATGGATCCTTGTCGTGGCGAGCATCTATGGTATAAAGGGAACTCAAATCTTCAGGGGTGGAATGAACAAGGATAAAAAATGAAATATTTCGTAACATTTATATATCACTGGTCGACTAAATTAACTTCATGGTCTTGGAATAAATTATATGGAAACAGAACAACAGGGTTAGGGTACAAAAAATGAATTTAGAAAGAGACTTACAAAAATTAAAAAAAGAAAGAGCATTAAAAGAATCTACTTTAGCTCAACTACGAAAAAGAAGTAAAGACTCAGTGTCTAGACCTAAAGCTAAAAAAAATATATTATCAACAGACCCAAGGATGCAAAGGATTTAATATGCCAGGAATAGAAAAAAAAGGAAGAAGTAAAATAGCTAGTTACAAAAAAGGAAGTGGTCCTTGTTGGAGCGGTTATGAAATGATTGGAATGAAATCTAAAGGTGGAAAAAAAGTTCCAAACTGTGTTCCTAAAAAAGCTAATAAAGGTTTGTTAGCAGAAAAAAAAACTCCTCCTAAAAAAACGCCTCCTATTGAGCAACAAGATACACCTAAAAAATTTCAGGATACAATTGATAAAGCTAAAAAATTTAAAAATAAAAAACCTATTCCAGGTGATCCTCGTAAAAGAAGAAAACAACTAATAGATATTCAAAACCCTGTTTCTGAATACGATAAAAAAGGTAAATTAAAATATACTGCCGCTAAGCACGGAACAATGGTTAGAGGTGGTGGTGCAGCTATCAGAGGACTAAAATTCCAAGGAGTGAAATAATGTGGAAATGGATAAAAAACTTATTTAAACCGAAAAGAGTATTGCCAGATATTACATCGGTAAAACCAAAGGTAGACTTAACAGGTCTTACTAAAGGTGATATAAAGAAATTAAAGAAACAAGGAAAAATATAATGCCATCAAGAAAAGTATCAAATAGAAAAACTGTTGCAAATAAACCAACTAAGGATCCTGTGGATCCTAAAGATCCTAAAAAAAAGAAATACAAACCAGGTAAAATGGGAAATCCTGCAGTTGTAGAAACTTACGAAGACGCAAGAGAAAATGCAATGATCAATAGAAACGTTCCTACGATGAAAGAAGGTGGCTATTGTAGAGGTGTAGGTGCTGCAATCAAAGGCACTAAATTCGAAGGCGTTTTTTAGTTTACAAAAAAGACAAAATTATTATATTATTTAATAGTTCAATTTAACTTTAAATATCATGATAAAAATTCTAGACAACTTTTTAGACTATAATCTATTAAACTATATTACTAGCGAAGTTCTAGATAAAGATTTCCCTTGGTTTTTTTCTGATGGAAAGTCTTATGAGAGAGACGGCCATATTCAGTTTCAACATACTTTTTACATTAACAACAATATTAATAGTGTTTATTATAAAAGCATTGCTTTACCCATTCTAAAAAAATTAAATTTCAAATACGTTTTAAAAGCAAAAATTAATATTACCCCTAAAGACAAAGAAATTACTAAATATTTATTACATAATGATGTTGATATAGAATGTAATACAGCTATATTGTATCTCAATGATAATAATGGGAAAACTGTTTTTGAAAATGGAGAGGAAGTTAATAGTTTGAAAAATAGAATGGTAATTTTCCCCTCTTCCTTAAGACATGGGGGAACAACTCATACAAATTCTAATTACAGATCTTTAATTAATTTAAATTACATATGATTCAAGGCGATAGCACTGAATACGAAATTTTAACACAAGCATGTGAAACATTAGGGAACAACCTATTTACTGCTGAAATAGGTGTTCGTGAAGGTAAGGGTACTTCTACAATTTTGGAAGCATTGAAGGATAAAAACCATTGGCATATTGGAATAGATCCTTATGGTAATTTAGATTATCAACACTACGATGAATCAAGTTCTTACACTTGTGATTACACAAACAGTATGAAACTTCAGTTAATAAAAGATATTGATTATGAAAATTTTACATTGTTCCCAATGGGTGATGATGAATTTATGAAAAGATTTTTTGATGGTGTCCCCATCTACAGAGAAAAGAAAGAATTAATAAATAAATATGATTTAGTTCATTTTGATGGACCTCATAAAACTGTTGATGTAATTAAAGAAGTAATTTTCTTTGGTGAACGATCACACGCAGGCACGGTGTTCGTTTTCGATGATTATCCTAAATTTGATATGGATACTGTTTTAAAAATTATAGTTAATCAATATGGTTTTATGTTATTAAAACAAGGTAAGAATAAAATTTCACTAAAAAGAAATTAATGGACATAGATACAATATCACTCGTACAACATAAAGTTAAGAAAGCTTTAGCTAGACTCAAGTCACACGCTATATATGGTGTTGACACCATGGAGAAACTACAATATGTTAGGGGTCAAATCAGATCTCTTGAGGATCTGCAACAGGATCTTAAAGACCTGCTGACAACAACGGAGTACGATGATGAACAAGTCCACGGAGATACCGAAACGGACTGATGCTCTTCTAAATGCTTACAAAGCTAAAGAAGAAATAGAAACAGTCCTAGATCCTAAAAAGATCGACAAATCAACATTAGATAGTCTACCAACACCAACTGGTTATAGAATTTTAGTTTTGCCATATGCAGGACCTAAAAAAACTAAAGGTGGTTTATGGCTTTCTGATGCAACACAAGAAACGATACAAATGACTACAGTGTGTGGTCTAGTATTAAAAATGGGAGATCTTTGTTATCATGATAAAGATAAATTCACAAACGGACCTTGGTGTACACTAAATGAATGGATTATTTTTAGTAGGTATTCAGGTTCTAGATTCAAAATAGATGGCGGTGAAGTAAGAGTGTTGAATGACGATGAAGTCATTGCAACAATTAAAGACCCAAATGATATTTTGCACCATTACTAGGAGGACTAAATGGCAGACATACAAGAAAAAAACCCAGAAGTTGAAATAGATACAACTGGTGTTAACGAACAAACAATAGAAGTAGACGCACCAAAAGTTTCAGATGAAGCTTTTGAAAAAAAACAAGAGGTTGATTTAGGCTATGTAGATGTTAGTGGTGGTGGTAAAACTGCCAAAGAACTTCTGCAGGAGACTAAAGAAGATGAAAAACCAAAAGTCGAAACTAAATTTGAACAAGTAGAAGAAAAAGAAGAAGAATCAAATCTACAAGATTATTCTGACAAAGTTCAAAAAAGAATAAAGAAATTAACCTTTCAAGCGAAAGAAGCAGAACGTAGAGAAAGAGCTGCTGTTGATTATGCTAAAGGTTTAAAAAGTAAGTATGAAAGTGCAGAAAAGAAATTTGAAGAAACTGATACTAATTACTTAAATGAATATAATGCTAGAGTTGATTCAGAAAGAGATAAGGCAAAAGCTGAATTAAGAACAGCATTAGATTCGCAAGACTCAGAATTAATTATGGAAGCTCAAGATAAGCTTACTAAATTATCTGTTGAGAAAGAAAAAGTTTCTATGACCCTTGCTGAAAAAGAGTCTAAGAAAAAAGAGATAGAGTCACAACCTGTTGAAAAAACTGAGGCCCCACAACCACAAATTAGCACTAGAGCTCAGGAATGGGCTTCAGATAATGAATGGTTTGGATCTGACAGAGTATTAACTTCTGCTGCTATGGGAATACACGAAGACCTTTTGCAGGAGGGAATTGACGCGGAGACTGATGGCTATTATAATCAAATCAACAAACGTATGAAGGAGTATTTTCCTCAGAAATTTGCCGAATCTTCTACTGAAGAAACAACAAAAGCTACACCCGTCCAAAACGTAGCTTCTGTTAGCAGAAGATCAGGTGGACGCAAGTCTGTGAAACTCACCAAATCACAGGTAGTTATCGCTAAGAAATTAGGGGTGCCGCTAGAGGAATACGCAAAATACGTGAAGGAAGGATCTTAATATGAATACTAAAGTAAAAACTTCACGCGAGTCTGAATCTAGAATAAAACTTTCTAGAAAGAAAGATTGGACTCCACCATCCAGTTTGGATGCGCCAGCTGCACCGCAAGGTTATGCACACAGATGGATAAGAACTTCTACAAATGGTTTTGAAGATCCAGGTAATGTATCTAAAAAACTTAGAGAAGGTTGGGAATTTGTTAGAGCCGAAACTGTAATAAGTGAAATCGGTGAAAATGATTATCCTGTTATCCATGAAGGAAGACATGCTGGTTTAATCGGAATTGGTGGCCTTGTGTTGGCAAGGATACCGGAGGAGATATTGAAAAGTCGTGCTGAGTATTTTAGTAAAATAACTCAAGATAGAACAGACGCGGTTGATCGAGATCTTATGAAGGAACAACACCCGGACATGCCTATCAATATTGATAGACAGTCTAGAGTTACCTTTGGTGGTAGTCGTAAAAAATAATTTTTTTGCATTACCTACATAGATAGCTTGGATTAATATAAACTAACTAAGTTAAGGAGAACTGACATATGTCAAATCAACTGGAAAAGTTTGGTCTTAGACCTTACAGAAAACTAGATGGTACGCCATTAGCAGGAGCCCAAAACAGATACACTATTAAAGCCGGATATGCGACTGCGATATACCAAGGAGACTTGGTAGTTCCTGTTTCTACAGGAAACATCGAAAGACATACTGGTAATACTAGTTATGCATGTGTGGGCGTTTTTAACGGAGTTTTTTACAACGATCCAACTACTCAAAAGCCAACGTACAAAAATTACTACCCTGGTGGTGTTACACCAACTCAAGGCGATATTACTGCCTTTGTTGTTGACGATCCAGACGCAGTATTTTTAATGGACGCAGACGCGGCTTTCACGAGAGCGGATTTGTTTAAAAACTACTCGGTTACTACTGCAGGTGGTGTTACACAAACTGGAATATCAAGTGTACAATTAGATGTAAGTGCCTCAGGTACTGCAACTACTTTTTCTGTACAAGCAATTGATATAACACAAGATCCTGAAAATCAGGATACTACTGTATCAAATGCTAATATTCTTGTTAGAATCAACAACCACTTCTACAAAGCCGCTACTGGCGGATTAGCTTAATAAAGGAGAATAACTATGGCAATATCACGAAGTCAACTAGTTAAAGAACTAGAGCCAGGTTTGAATGCTTTATTCGGCCTGGAATATAGTCGTTATGAAAATCAGCATGCTGAAATTTTTGCGACTGAAACATCTGACAGAGCTTTCGAAGAAGAAGTAATGTTAAGCGGTTTCGCTTCTGCACCAACTAAACAAGAAGGTGCTGGAGTAGTGTTTGATCAAGCAGGTGAAACTTTCACAGCAAGATACAACCACGAAACAATCGCTTTAGCATTTGCTATCACTGAAGAAGCAATTGAAGATAACCTATACGATAGACTTGCGGGCAGATACACAAGAGCCCTTGCAAGATCTATGGCAAACACGAAGCAAGTTAAAGCTGCGAACATTTTGAACAATGCGCAAGTTACAACTGCAACTGGTGGAGATGGTGAATCCCTAATCGGAAACGCTCACCCATTAGCTACAGGCGGAACTTTCTCAAACGTTCTAACTGTTGCTGCAGATCTTAACGAAACTTCTCTCGAGCAGTCATTAATTGACATTGCTGGATTTGTCGATGAAAGAGGCTTGAAAATAGCTTCTTCAGGTAGAAAAATGATCATTCCAAAAGAACTACAGTTCACTGCGGAAAGAATCATGAAGTCACCAATGAGAGTTGGAACTGCCGACAATGATATCAATGCAATTAACAACATGGGAATGGTTCCTGAAGGTTACAGAGTTAATAACTTTTTAACTGACACGGATTCGTTCTTCTTGTTAACTGATGTGCCTAACGGATTAAAATATTTCGTTAGATCACCTATCAAAACTGCTATGGAAGGAGACTTCGATACAGGTAATATGAGATTTAAAGCTAGAGAAAGATACAGCTTCGGTTGGTCAGACCCAAGATGTGTGTTTGGTAACGGAAACTTACCAACTAGTTAATAGTCAATATACTTAACCCTTAAGGGTTACTTAAAAAGGGCGGTGCAATTTGCACTGCCCTTTTTTTTATGCTAGGTAATCTTATGATTATTAATAAAGATATTCAAAAAAAAGTAGATCAAGATTATTTTTTTATTCAAGGCAGGATACAATTAGATACTGAATATTTTATAAACAAAATAAATCAATCCTGCAATTCTGAAGACAATTTAAATTATCAAACAAACGTAAAAGGAAATATGACTCCTTTTAAATTTTTTCAAAAAGACCAAAATTTTATAAGACTATTAAATATTTTTATTGAGTATGTTGATGAAAACGTATCTTTACGAAGCTACAAACTAAGTACTGCATGGGGTTTTTCAAATAAGCCCTTGGAAACAACTAATTTTCATGATCATTTTGGTTCGGTTTGGTCTGGAGCAATTTACTTAAATTCTTGTAATCAAACTTTAGATTTTCCTCAAATAAATCAATCATTAAAACCAGAAGAAGGTTCTTTTGCTCTTTTTAGTTCTTTCCTAAATCATGGTTGTAAGAGAAATAAAGATAATTTTGAAAAATTTGGACTAAGTTTTAATATGGAAGAAGTTAAACCATGGTAAGCATAGAGTTATGAAAGATGGTTTTCACTTATTGTTTGGTCTTCCAGTTTTTAAAACCAAAATTAATCCGAATGAATATAATAAAAAAGACATTGTAGAAATAATTGATAATAATTTTAAAAAAGAAAAAGAAAGAAACGTTTGGTCCACAGATCCTTGGGGAACAAAAATACATCAATCTCTACACGATGATAACAATAAAAATTTCCAAACTCCAGATTATACCTTTGTTGCAAAAACATATGTAAAACCTTTGCAAGATTATCTTTCTCAATTAAATTTAAAACGAGATATTAAGTTTAATCTAAAAGTTATTAATTATACTGCTTCAAATTTTCAATCTTTAATGGAACCCCATCTGCACGGTAATAGTGAATTTAGTATGATTCACTATATAAAATTTGATAAAAATGAAAATGCCCCAACAACATTTTTAAACCCTTATAATTTTTTCGGTTACAATGTCCGAATGGAGCTTTTGTCCAATAAAATGAATTTAAAAAATTTGCAAAATAGCTGGAATATGGAAGAATGGGTTTATGATACAGAAGAAGATGATTTAATTATTTTTCCTGCAGTTTTGAAGCATATGGTAAAAAATAAAGATAGTAATAAACTAAGGATTACTTTAGCTGCAAATGTTGAGATATTCTAGAGGTCTTTATTAGCTCCTTATTTGAGTGTATAATATAATTTCTAGAAATTAATAATTTTGTAGACTGACTAGACAGACGCTATAGAGACTACAAAATTTAACCGCTATAGAGGAGAAATATTATGGCAAGAACAACGTTTGACGGACCGGTCAGATCACTAAATGGTTTTTTGGGAACAGGTCCAAATATGGCAGCTTCAATAACAGGCACCGTTGATGGTGGAACTGATATTGCAGGCATTGATGCCTATCAAGGAAAAATTATACAGGTTGGAAACGCTGACACTGTATTTAATTTACCTTCAATCATAGACACGGCTGACGGAGCTTCAGCAGGTGGAAGTGATCCAGCTAATTTAAACAGAGTAGGAATAAAGTATCACTTTATTGTAACTGCAAGTTTAACAGCTGCTAACACTTTTGTTTTAAATGCAGGAACTGCTGCTGGTAGAACAACAGCTGATGTTTTCAGAGGAATGGCAATCTACAACAATACAGCAACTGATCCAGGGGCTGTAACTGCTTTTTCAGCAGGTGGAACTGATACCCTAACTTTAACTGCAACTACTAAAGGTGGGCTAGAAGGTGCTCAAATTGAGTGTCAAGCAGTCGATGGTTTAATTTGGCAAATAAGCGCACAACTAATTGGTAATGGTGCATTTGCTCAACCGTGGAGTTAATAATTAAATAGTGGCTCCTTCGGGAGCCACAAACAGTAGGAGAAAATTATGTCAGGTGGAGGAAGTTTTACATCAGATCAAGGAAGTGCCCATGCTATAGCAACAGCACAAATGGTTGTACAAAACAGAAGAGCTAGGCTTACATCTATTCAAGCTAAAGGTAATGCAAGTGGTTCAATCATTTTTAAAAGTGGTGGAGCAACTGGTACAACGATTGCAACGTACTTATTCGGAACTGAAGGTTTAGATATGTATTTACCTGGTTCAGGTATTTTATTTGTAGACGGAATACATGCAACTATTGCTGGAACTGCAGGTGTAACAATTACATTTACTTAAGATGAGCAAAATTAAATTAGCTTATACAGGCGGTAAATACGCAGGCAAAAAGTTGATTGATATTGTTAAAAGTTTAAAGAAAAATCTTAAGGCTAAAAAAGCTAAACAAACACCTAGTAAAAGAACTCTTTCAGCAAGGAAATCTAAAGCAAATGTTGAAAGAGCTGGACGAGGAACTAAATCAATTAAAGCTTACAACATTAGAGCGGGAGCTAGAAATGACAAGATGGTTCCTATCAAAAAACAGTCACAAAAAGGTAGTTCTTTTCAAACACATAGCGTAAGAACACCTGGAGCAAATTCTGCTAGAGGCATGGGTTTGTCAAGATACGGAAGTGAAGGTTCTGCATCATCTTGGAGATCTGATATGGACAGGTTTCAAGAAATACCCTTAGCTTCTTTTTTTAAAAAAAACAAAAAAGCGCTTGGTGGTGTTGCTGGTTTTAAAAGAGGCGGAGATAATATGCCTGCTAGAAATAAAAAGAATTTTAGATCCACTAAAAGTGGTGCAGGTATGACAGCAGCAGGAGTTGCTTCATACAGAAGAAAAAATCCAGGAAGTAAATTATCAACTGCAGTAACGGAAGATAATCCAGGTAAAAAAAGATCAGCACGTAGAAAATCGTATTGTGCAAGATCAGCAGGGCAAATGAAAAAATTCCCTAAAGCCGCAGCAGACCCCAATTCTAGGTTAAGACAAGCTAGAAGAAGATGGAAGTGCTAGTAAAAAGTTACTGGTTATTTTTAGATACCCTTCTTTATGTTACACTGTACTCATTATTTATTTTAGTAATAATAGGAATATTTTTAAAAACTATGATTGACAAATTTTTTTATTCGTTCTTTGGAGCATTAGATAATATATGGAATTTTTTTACTGCATCTAAGGATGATAGTAAAAAAAGGAGAAAAGGAGAAAAAGATGATAGATAAATTAAAAAGTAAAGCTATGCATTACTGGTCAGACCACAAGATTGAATGTCTTGTAGTTGTTGTTCTTGTTGTAGCTTATATTGTTAAGTAATGAATTTAGTAGATTTACTTAAAAAAAATATAGTAATGGTTCCGGTTGTAGCTTCGGTTATAGTCGGAACTTTTACAGGTGTTAGATATATAGTAAATCTTACAGATACAATAAATCAAAACGAATTAAGACTTACCAACCTTGAAAGAGATGTTGGTGTATTAGAAACAAGTATTACAGATATTAACACGAGATTATCTTCTGCTGAAGCTACTTGGCAGATGGCCGAAAATTTATACAGAACTTTAGCTGATCAAGTTAGAGAGCACACTTACGATATAAAAGATTTAAACAGAGAAATGAACTATTAAGGATTTATGCAACATGGAGATAGCCAGGATGGATTACAGATTTACAGCGATACTGATTGTGATGATGACTTTGTTAGCATTGTTTGGTGGACCTGCGCATAGCAGAAATGACTATCTTAATAATGGTACTAGTACCTGTAGCACTGGTGATGTTAGCGTATCAATCGAACAGAGGGACTCAGAGAATAGGTATAGACACTTTAATTCTGATAATAATTATGACAGCCCTTCTGATGATAGGTCCTTACGTCTTACTTTTAGACACTATCTAGGATCAGCCTGCACTGATGATTTTAAAAAAGTACAACAAGAGAATATGGAGTTAAAACAACAACTAGAATTAATGAAAATGTGTGGAAAAGTAAATAAAAACCCTACTTTAAAATACAATCCAAACTTCCATTTGCTGGTCGCAAAATGCTCTGGTATATTAGTGAAGGATGAAAATCAGGAAAGACCTGAAGGTAGTGCTTGGGATGACCTAAGAGATGATTATCAAAAATTACCTGAACACAAAGATAAAAAATTTATGGGTACAAAGGATATAATGAAGAATAACACATTAAAAACACCACCCAAAGATTATATATTACCATTACCAAAGCCTAAAAAATGAGCCAAGATAGACAAGTTAGATTTAGTGATACAACATCAGTAGCCATGCCAATTAAAAATATGATTGGTATAGTTGTTGCAGTTGCTATGGGTGTGTTTGCCTATACTGAGGTCACTGCTAGACTAACATCGTTAGAGACATCACGTGAATTGTTTCAAGCTGATCTTCTAAAAAAAAGTGAGCAATTGCCTACGGACCAAGAACAATACATGTTAATAGAAGATTTATATAAAACAACAGAGAAGTTAGAGAAAACTCAAGAACAAAATATGACTAACAAAGTTAATATAGAATTTTTAAAAGCACAACTAGAAAAAGCATTAGATGATGTTGAAAATTTAAAAGATAAAGTTAGGCGAAATGGAAATGGTACACACGAATGATTGAATCTGTTGTAGCTTTATGTATGTTTATAGCAGGAGAACTAACAGAGCATCGTATTCAACCTGCAATGAGTGATTGTTTAAAAGGTAAGCGAGTTGCAGAAAGATCTTCTAGCGATAACATAGAATATAAATGTGGTAAAGTAGAAGCAGAAATAGAAAAAAATATTGATGGTAGCAAAGCAATAAAAAAAATAATAGAATGAACCTTTCACAAAATTTCACTCTTCAAGAGTTAATCAAATCAGACACGGCTATACGTTTAGGGATTGATAATAATCCTAACTCTGATCAAATAGAAAAATTAAAAACATTATGTGAAAATGTATTGCAACCGGTCAGAGACCACTTCGGTAGAGTTAAAATCACATCAGGGTTCCGTACTATTCAGCTTTGCCAAGCTATAGGGAGTTCAGAAAAATCTCAACATGCAAAAGCCGAGGCGGTTGATTTCGAATGTATAGGAGTTGACAACGCTGAAGTAGCTGATTGGGTCCATATGAACTGTGAAACAGATCAGCTGATCCTCGAGTTTTACACACCTGGAGAACCAAATTCCGGATGGATACACGCAAGTTACATACCTTATCAACCAAGAAGACAGTTTATGCATGCTTATAGAGAGAATAAAAAAGTTAAATACAAACCAATTATAGGAAAGGCGAAGGACTTAATATAATGGCAATAGGAAGAGGACAAATAACTGCACAAATAAACGGTAAGTTAAGAGGGGCTAGAGGTGAAAAAAAGAAAAAACTACAATTTAAAAACAAACTTAATCGCAAAAAAGCTAAGGTCTTCAAAGTTTAGTCAAAAAGTGATACAATCCAAGAAATTGTACAACCGTAAAAAGGATAATAATGGCGACTTCAGGGACGACTACATTTGATCTATCTATAGAAGAAATTATACAGGAAGCCTACGAAAGATGTGGTATGACTACAACTAGTGGTCATAGTTTAAAATCAGCTAGAACTAGTTTAAATTTATTGTTTGCAGAATGGGCCAATAGAGGTATCCACTTATGGAAAGTATCCTTACATGAAAATCAATTAGTTTCTGGACAAGCTGAATATTCAGTAAGTTCTGGAGTAAGTGATGTTCTTGAAGCATTTGTTTCAACTACTGGTGCAGGCTCAAATACAACAGATACTCAAGATGTTGCTTTAACTAAAATTGACAGATCTGCTTATTCAGCACTTCCCAATAAATTAGCCGTAGGTCAGCCTTCTCAATACTATGTAGCTAGGCAAGATACTCCAAAAATATATTTATACCAAGCCCCTAATTTAAATACATATACTTATTTAAAGTATTATGTAATTAAAAGAATTGAAGATGCTGGATCTTATACTAATGATGCTGATGTAGTATTTAGATTTTTACCTTGTATGGTTGCAGGACTTGCTTATTATTTATCTATGAAAAATTCACCAACGCTTGTACAACAAAATAAATTAATTTATGAAGACCAACTTAAGAGAGCTCTTGATGAAGATGGTCAAAGAGCATCTACGTTTATTACACCTCAATCTTTTTACCCTAATGGAATATAATAATGGCAAAATGGGCAACAGGTAAAAGAAGTTTATCAATATCAGATAGATCTGGAATGGCTTTTCCTTATACGGAAATGGTTAAAGAATGGAATGGTTCTTTAGTTCATTATTCTGAATTTGAACCAAAACACCCTCAAATAAGAAGAAGACATTTTACTGCTGATGCAATCGCATTACAAAATACAAGACCACAACGATTTCAACAGCCCACAGATATTTCAAATATAAATCCACAGGCACCCCAAGATGATACAATAGTAAGTTCAGGTGGTTCTATGGTTGGAATAGCTAATTTATCATTACCCGGTCAATTTGCTTTTCAAACACAATACATAGAAGTAACTAGAGATGGAGTAACTTCAATTTTACATAGTATGATTCCACAAAATCCTTCTTTACAAAATAGAAGAAGACAAGCAGATTTAACTTTAGGTAACATAACAGTGAGTATTACATAATGGCAGTAACATATTCTAATTTTTTGACACAAGTAAGAAACTATACCGAAGTAGATAATAATGTTTTAACAGACGCAATACTTCAAGACTTCATAAGATCTGTTGAATTAGATATTGCTGGTAAAGTTGATTATGATGATTTGAGAAAATATTCTACATCCAACTTTACATTAAATAACAGATATCTAAGTTTACCCTCTGATTTAACTATAATAAGATCGGTACAAGTTATCAATAGCGGCACTAGACAGTTTCTAGAAAAAAGAGATACAAGCTATATTTCTGAATATAATAGTTCTTCAGCTACAGGGGTCCCTGCCTATTGGGCTAGTTGGGATGATTTTAATTTATTAGTGGCACCTGTTCCTAATTCAGCATATGAAGTACAAATAAATTATATTACGGACCCACCTCAATTTACTTCAACTAACGAAACTTTTATATCTAAATATCAAGAATCTATGTTGTTACATGGTGTTCTAACAGAATCTTTCAGATACCTAAAAGGTCCTATGGATATGTACAATCTTTACGAAAAGAAGTACAATGAAGAAGTACAGAATTTTGCCCTACAACAAATGGGTAGAAGAAGACGAGCGGAGTATGATGATGGTGTACCTAGAGTACAAATACCTTCACCTCCTCCAAACACAAATTAATAAGGAGAATAATTATGGCAATAACAACAAATGCAATCTGTGATTCTTTTAAAAAAGAATTACTACAAGGAAAACACGATTTTGATACATCATCTGATACTTACAAATTAGCGATGTATACAAGTTCTGCAACTTTAGGAAAGTCAACAACAAACTATGCAACTACAAATGAAGTTACTTCATCAAACTACACAGCGGGTGGTGGAGCACTAGTCAATCAAGGTGTAAAAGTTTCATCTTCAGTAGCTATTACTGATTTTGCTGATCTTAGTTTTCAAAACGTAACTCTTACTGCAAGAGGTGCTTTGATTTATAATACAACAACTGACGGTGGTACAGGTACTACTGATGCAGTCGCTGTATTAGATTTTGGAAGTGATAAAACTGCAACTGCAGGGACATTCACTATTCAATTCCCAGCATTTACTACTTCTGCTGCTATTTTAAGAATAGCCTAATAAAGGAATAAGATGATATGGCTACTGGATGGGGTAAGAAAACATGGGGTGCAGAATCTTGGGGAGACCTAAGCGATACCTCCGTTAACCTTAGTAGCCTATCATTAACAACATCAATTGGAACTGAAACAACATCTGCAAACGCTATTGTTTCAGTTTCAGGTATACAATTAACTTCTACTATTGTATCAGCAACAGCAGGGACTTCTGCTTTAGTTTTAGCTACTGGAAATTTAGAGTCTATGGCTGTTGGAAGTGTTTCAACACCTATTGGACAAGATGTTGCTGTATCTGGTTCACAATTAACTTCTACTTCAGGAACTGCAACAGTAGATGACACAACTTTGACAGGAGAAGGTTGGGGTAGAGGTGAATGGGGAGAGTTTGCTTGGGGTGATAATTTTTCAGTTCAATTAACTGGTCTACAGGCTTCAGCAACTTTTGGTAGTGATGTTACTGCATTTACAGATGTTACCGCTTCAGTTACAGGACAACAATTAACTGCTTCTTTCTCTCATCCATCTTTTTCAATTCAAATTGACCAAGATATATTTGTATTAGCTTCGGAAGATCAATTAGATGCGTTAACTACATCCTCTACAGTAACAGCAGATGCCAATGTAAGTGTAACAGGTATTCAAGCTACAATGTCTATAGGAACTGCTGTAGGTGGTCTTAAAACTCCAGTAGATGTTACAGGTATCCAAGCTACTATGACTTTGGGTTCTATAACCCTAATTCAATCAACTAATGAATCGGTTACCGGACAACAGTTAACAATGGCTCTTGGACAGCACGCAGATATACCAGGTCAAATTATAGGTGTAGGAGGGTTACAATTAACAAGCTCTATAGGATCTGTAACAGCAGAGGGTGCTGCAAACATTGATGTTACAGGCATACAATTGACAGCTTCTGTTGGAAGCCTTAATATAACAGCATGGGCAGAAGTAGATCCAGACGTAAGTAATACTTGGCGAGAGGTTGATCGAGCTGCTTAAATAAGGTAAAATTATAATTATTTAGGAGATAAAAATTTATGACATCTAGTTATTCTACAGATTTAAAACTCGAACTAATGGTGACTGGCGAAAACGCTGGTACATGGGGAGATTTAACAAATACAAACTTAAATGTAATTCAACAAGCAATCGCTGGTTTCGAACAAGTAACCTTATCAAGTGGTGGTACACTAGCACTTGTGATGTCAGACGGTGCGTTGTCAAACGCAAGAAACATGGTAATTAAATTTGCTACAGCTTCAATTGCTGCTAGCACAATTTGTACAATTCCAGATTCAATAGAAAAATTTTATATTTTTGATGCAACGGGTTTGACTAATCCAACTAACCTTACAATTAAAACTGCATCAGGTACTGGATTTACTTTAGACCAAGCAAAAATTTACGCAGCATATTCTGATGGTACAAATTTAAATGAAATTTCATTAGACTCTTTAGGTGGCACTGTTGCTGCTGCAAATATTTCGGGCACGATTGCAACTTCGCAAATTGCAGATGATGCTGTGACTTCAGCAAAAATTGCTGACGATGCAATTACATCTGCCCTTATAGCAGATGATGCTGTTGGTGCGGATCAACTTGCTAACACTGCAGTAACTGCAGCATCTTATACTACAGCTAACATAACTGTAGATGCACAGGGAAGACTTACTGCTGCATCTAGTGGAGCAGGCGGAGACGGAAGTTATGTTCCAAGATTAATTGCAAATGGACCTGCTTCAGGTAACTTAACTACACCAGGTAATGCATCAAAATTTTACGCTTACGTTTTTTCAGGTGGTGGAGGAGGTGGCTCACCATCCAATAGTAGATCAGCTGGCAGTGGAGGAGCGGGTGTTACTGGATTTTTTTCAGGAAATGCAGCAGCTTCCACAACTTATGCTTACTCCGTAGGAGGAGCAGGAGCAGGGGGAAATAGAAATCCTGTACCCTCAGGACAGTATGGAAACCCTGGAAGTGCTGGTGGTGCCTCGTCAATTACTGGTTTAGTTCCTGCAGTAGCTGGTGGTAACGGAGGCCAAGGAGCACCGGATGCCCACGGACCGGCTATGTCCCCTGGAAACCCTGGTGCGGCAAATCCCGCAGCGGATTTTACATTACCGTTTGGTTATTTAGCTGGAAACTCTATTGCGAACGCTGGTGGTAACTCAGCCTCTGGTGGTGCGGGTCATATAACATTTTTTGATGATGGGGGTCAATAATGGCTTACGTAATTGAATTAAACAACGAAGTAGTTAATTTTGCAGAAAACGAAACACAGAAAAATGATTTAATTCATTTTTTTCCACCCGCTGTATCTCATGAAATAAGTGATGAAAATTTTACTAAAATTAAAAAAAATTTAGCAGTAGTATCTGTTTCTGGGGGAGTTATATCAATAACAGAAAACGCTCAATACGCTACTGATGAGTTTGCGCCTGACGAAACTTCATTAAAACAATATCATAACGTATTAAAGGGACTACTAAAAGTTTATTTAAATGCTCATAACACTAGCCATTCAATTTATTCTGACGCACAGAGTTATTATAATACTTTAAATACTTTAGATTATTCAACATTAACTTTTCCTTTTATCGGGACTTGGGAAAAATATTGTGAAGATAACTCAATAACTTATATACATACTTTACAAATACCTTAATTAGTATACAAAATACTTAATGTTTGAAAACGTTATTAAATTTAAGGCGTGTAAAGAATATGTTGAAAACAACAAAGATATTTTTCCTGTACCGACAAAAACTAATATTCCGGAGTGGTTTAAAAAATTAGAGCACTCGGCTACAAATCAAACAATTAAGGGATGTATACCCTTTTTAGAAACTCTAACTTCAGGCTATCTACTAAAGATGCCAATAGATTATCTAATAGAACATAATGTGGATTTTAAGGATAAAAAACAAGCTGGTTTTATGACTGGAATTTATCCAGATAATAATTTATCTAATAAGATAAATATTAACTATACTGATAGACCATCTTCACATCCAATTAAGCAATTAGGGGGTAGTCCTTTAGTTGATAAAAATAAAAAACTTCCTTTTCATAAAATATTAAATCCTTGGCAAATAGAAACCCCTCCTGGGTATTCAACTCTTTTTGTACCTCCTTTAAATAATTCAGATGATAGATTTTCTATAATTCCAGGTATTGTAGATACTGATTCTTTTGTTAACACTCATGAAATTAATTTTCCAATCGTAATAAATGGGGACAAATACGAAACACTATGTTCAACAATTAAAAGAGGTACTCCTTATGTTCAATTAATTCCTTTCAAAAGAGATGATTGGAAGATGAAAATAGAAAACACCGAGGATAATAAAATAAGTGTGAATAAATTTTTTCAAGTTAAACATGTTGTTCATAATTATAAAAAAGTTTTTTGGCGAAAAAAATCATGGAAATAAGAGAAAGTGTATCAAACTACATAGTAACATTTGATAATGTAGTTCCAAATAAAGTATTAAATAGTTTTTATAAGTATTGTAAATATAATACTGATTTTACCAAGGCACAAATTATTGGCGAAAAAAAAGATAGATCCTCTGAAATAATTAATGAAAACGTTAGAAATGTTAGTAGTTTAAGATTAGATAAATATACTAATAGTCTTACTCAAATACATTGGGCTAATTTACTTAATTTTACTTTCTCTTATTTTATAAAAGAATACCAAATTATTTTAAATATGAACAATATTAGTTTTAAAATTACAAATATAGATCTTTTAAAATACCAAAAAGAGGGACATTACAGTTTTCATGTTGATGATTGTGAAGGTTATCATAGAACTTTTAGTTGTATTCTACTTATTAATGATGAGTATGAAGGTGGTGATTTATTTTTTAAAAATGTAGTAACAAAAGAAATAACTAAAATTAATAAAGTTAAAAACAGAATTATTATATGGCCAAGTAATTTTTTATTTCCACATAAAATTTCACCAGTAACAAAAGGAGAAAGGTTTTCGGTGGTAGCATGGGCAGTATAGGAAAAGACTTTAAATATAAAATAATAAAAAACTTTTTATCGAAAGACGAAAGGGATATATTAACAATATATTGTGAAATTAAACACAGAAATAACTTTAGTAGTTTTGATTTTGACCAAAGTAACAACGCAGACACTAGATACTATGGAGATGCTGTAATAGATTCATTATTAGTAAAAAAGAAAAAACTAATAGAAAGAGAATGTGGAAAAAACCTTTTAGGAACTTATTCTTTTTGGAGAGCTTATACTAGATTTGCTGATTTACCAAAGCACACAGATAGACCAGCTTGTGAAATAAGTGTAACAGTTAGTATTGGTGGGGATGATGTAAAGTGGCCTATTTTTATGGACGGTACTTCTATCAGCTTAGAAAAAGGAGATGCCGCACTTTATCTGGGTTGTGAAGTTTCTCATTGGAGAGAAGAATTTGAAGGTGATTGTCAGTTTCAATGTTTCCTACATTACGTAGATGCAGATGGTGAAAATAAACAACAGTATTTAGATAAAAGAAACAATTGGGGGCAGTCGTGAAAATAACCCAAAACAAGGACGGTAGTGGAGAAATTAGTTTTACAGATCAAGAAATTGATATTTTACAAAAAAAGAAAAAACTTATTTTACCTCTTCCTTTTTTAAAGGATTTTATAAACCTATTTATGGGCTTATTTTTTGAAATGCATAAAAAAATGGATAAAGATTTAGTAAGGTCTACTACACAAAAAGACAAAAATATAGATATAAACGAACCTAATAGTAAGGTTTAATTGTTGATTGCATTGAGGTATAATAGCCTATGCCTTTAACAAAAGTACAAATAGCACCCGGATTCAACAAACAAGTAACTGAAACAGGCGCAGAAGGTCAATGGACTGATGGCGACTTTGTGAGGTTTCGATATGGGCTACCTGAAAAAATAGGTGGTTGGGAACAGCTTGTTAACGCATCTTTAGTAGGTGCAGCAAGAGAACAATTTATTTGGGCTGATTTAGACGGCAGAAGATATGCTGCAATAGGTACAAATAAAGTTTTAATAATTTATTACGAGAGTTCCTTTTATGATATTACACCACTAGGGACAGCTATAACTGGATGCACATTTGATACTGTAAATACTTCAGCAACAGTTACCGTCAATAAGGCCGCACACACACTTCAACCAGGAGATTTATTTACATTTACTTCAGTAACTCCTCCAACAGGAGCAGGTTACAGTGCATCAGATTTTGAAACAAATACTTTTCAAGTGGTCACTGTTCCAAATAGTGATACATTCACTATTACAATGGCTAGCGCAGCAGGGACCACGGTCAACGGAAGTGGATCTGCAACAGTCAATCCGTACATTAGTGCAGGTGCTTTAGGGTTTACTTATGGATTTGGTTGGGGAACAGGATTGTGGGGCGGAGGCCAACAAGTATTTGGAACTCTTAACGGAGCTTTACTAGATGATACCGCAGGTACTGGAGGATCTGGGACTTCCATTACACTTGCATCAACAACTGGATTTCCAACTTCTGGAACAATAAAGGTTGGCGCTGAATTTATTTCTTATACTGGTATATCTACGAATGATCTTACAGGGATTACTAGAGCAACTGGAGGCACTAGATCTGCTCATGCGTCTGGATCTGGTGTTGAATACTACACTGGTTGGGGACAAGCTTCTTTATCTTCTACATTAACAATAGATGCTGCCTCATGGTCTTTAGATAATTTTGGAGAAAAATTAATTGCTACTATTAAAAACGGTAAAACTTTTGAATGGAATCCTATTAACTCTAACCCAAATGCATTGACCACAAGAGCAACGGTTGTAAGTGGTGCACCAACAGCATCTGTTATGTCTTTAGTTTCAGATAGAGATAGACATTTACTTATGCTTGGAACTGAAACCACTATTGGAAGTAGTGGTACTCAAGATAAAATGTTTATAAGATTTTCTGATCAAGAAGATATAAGTGATTATACACCAACTTCAGTAAACACTGCTGGTACTTTTAGAATAGATGCTGGTACTAAAATAGTAGGAGCAGTAAAAGGAAAAGATTATACTTTAGTGCTTACGGATAATTCAGCATATGTAATTCAATTTGTTGGTCCCCCTTTTACTTTTTCAATTAGACAAGTAGGTTCTAACTGTGGAGCGATAGGTCAACACTCTATTAAATACGTTAATGGTGCTGTCTATTGGATGGGAGAGTCTGGCGGCCTCTTTGTTTATGATGGTACTGTTAAATCTTTACCATGCAAAGTTGAAGATTTTGTGTTTACAAATAAAGGGGACAATCTTGGTATTAATTATGCTAATGGTGAATCAGTATACGTAGGCTTAAATCATTTATATGAAGAGCTTACTTGGTTTTATCCTAAAGCTGGATCCGATTTTAATGATAGATGCGTAACGTATAATTACCAAAGCGGAACTTGGACAACAGGTTCTTTAGCAAGGACTACATGGATAGATGCAAATTTATACGATGTTCCTTATGCAACTGAATTCACTTCAACAACCACACCAACTTTTCCTTTAATTCAGGGAGTAACAAGCATAAATGGTGGAACTATTTACTACGCTCATGAAACAGGAATTAATCAAGTTGATACCGCTGGGAATAAAACAGCGATACTTGCCTTTATTGAATCAGGTGACTTTAGTTTAAACGTTGAGGGTGATGCTCAAGTATTTATGAGTATGAAAAGATTTGTCCCTGATTTTAAATTAATTGAAGGTAATGCACAAATTACAATACAGTTAAGAGACTTTCCTAGCGACAGCCAAGCTTCTTCACCTCTAGGACCATTTACAGTAACCTCAACCACTGATAAGGTAGACACAAGAGCTAGAGCAAGATTTGCTAGTTTAAAAATTGCAAATACATCTACCGATCAAAATTGGAGATTTGGAACTTTTAGAGCTGATGTACAACCCGATGGTATGAGAGGATAATGGACGAAATATTTTTACAAGATTATGCTAACAATGTAGCACAAGCTCAAGATCCTTTTGGTATTGCGGCAGTACAATCACAACCAGGATTTGAAAACTATCAACCTAGTTTTGCAAACCAAGAGTTAGCTCCTATGGGCTTAACTGAACCTCAAGGAACACAACTACCAGACTTTAAGGAAATGGCAAAAAACGTAGCTGAAAATCAAGCTAAAAATTTTTTAATTAAAAAAATTGGTTTAGAGGGTATTCAAGGAAATATATTAAGCTCAGTCTTAGGGGCTAACCCTTACGTTCAAGGTATAGCAACTATAGGATCTGCCCTTACTGGCAATTCTTTGAATATGTCAAATATTTTAGCGCAAAAAAGAGCTGAAAAGAATTACGAAATGAATCAGAGAAGAATGCAAAATGAATTAAATAAACAACAAACACAAGAAATACAAAAAAGATTAGACGCACAACCTGTATCAGATCAAGACAGAGGAAGAGGACAAACACGTTCGTCTCCAACACCTTCTGCTAGACAATCTAGACAATCTAGACAAACATCAGGGTCAGGTGGCTTACATAGTGGGTATTAATGGCTAGAGTAGATATAGTAATTCCAGAGCCAAGCTCTACTTATTCACAAGAAAATCAAAGACAGGTAAGTCAGTCTTTACGAACGATGCAAGATAAGTTAAATACTTCTTATCAACAAGAATTAAAAAATGAACAAGATGCATTTAATTATTTTTTATTATGACAATTAGATACAAAAGCGATACATTTAGTTTGACTACAACAAACGTTACTACAGTTTTAACGTGCCCAGCAGATGCAACGGTGCTTGTTAAAAACTTACAAGCAGTTCATGATACAGCTAGCAATGTGGATACTTATGCCTTGCTGACAAAGTCCGGTGGTTCCGCTGTTAAAATAGCTTACAAAGAACTTAATAAAACTCAAGCTAACATGATAGAAGAAACTTTATCTATGGAAGCAAGTGATGTTTTATCAATGCAAGCAGGAACAGCTAACGAAATAACAGGTGTTGTAAGTTATGCTCTTATAGACAGATCACAAGAAAATGGCTAGAAAATTTAAAGACTTTCGGGAAAGAGATAAGCCCAGTAAAAGACCTAGAAGACACTGTAAGTCACCAAATAAAAAAAAGAAATTGCAAAATAATAAGAAGTATAATAGACAAGGGCGTAGACAAAAATAACAGGAGAATTAAATGAATGATTTACCTAAAATCCCTGCAGAAGCAAAAGAAATTATAAAACATAAAAGAACAGGCAAAGTATATGTTAGTAAAACTGATTTTGATAATGATGTTGCTGATCCCAATACTGATACTACTGTGGATGACTTTAGACAAGACCTTGAAATCAAAGTTACTAAAGTTTCTATGGGTGCGCTAACAAAAAAATAATGATTAATATAATTGACGGTTTTTATGAACCTAACCATTTAGGATTAATAGTTTTAAATTTTGTAAATCTACATTTTGAAAGCAAACACCAACCTTTTGAAAGATACTTTGGTGGTGATAGAAAATTAGGCTATCCAGTTTACGAGACAGCTAAACTAGTTAAAGGTGGGGATTTAGCTCCCTATAATATATTTGCAGAAACATGGGAAAAAAAGTCTAAAATAAAACCCTTATATATAAATACATTTTTTAGAAAAACTAAATTATCTGAACTCAAAGAGTCACCTTCATGGAAGCAATATAAACCACATTGTGATCAAGAATATTTTGATATAGCTGGTTTATTATATTTCAATTCATCCTTTCTTAAAGATGGAACTTATATTTTTAATGCTAAGCATGATTATGAACCAACTGTGATTGTGGGTTCAAAATATAATAGATGTGTTTGGTATAATCCTTCACTTCCTCACTCACCAACTATGGAACAAAAAGTAGAAGAAAGGTGGGTCCAACCTTTTTTTATAATACATAAGGAAGAAACATTAAAAAAATATCTAAACGAAGTAGGTATTAAAAAATATGAATCCTAGAGGCGCAACCGAAATACAAATGGAGATGCTGAATAAGTATGTCTCAAAGGATTTATTAGATCAAGTACAGATTTGTACTTCTATTCCTGGTAAAGTTCCCTTAGCTCCGGATAAACTTAATATTCTCTGGCAAAAAAATTCTTGGGACCAACCTAACCTACAAAAGTTTTTTACCAATAAATCAAGAAATAAAGAATATGATTGGTACGTATTCAATAGTCATTGGAATTATGAGAAGTTTAGATATGCTTTCGATATACCCACAGAAAAATCTGTAGTAATAAAAAATGGTATAGACAGTTTTCCAATTAGGAAGATATATAAAAGAGGAACTCCTATAAAATTAATACATCACTGCACTCCTTGGAGAGGTTTAAATGTTTTATTGCGTGCAATGCAAGAAGTTGAAAACCCTAATATAATGTTAGATGTGTACAGTTCTTGTAAAGTATATGGATCTGAGTTTTCAGACACTACAGAAAAAGATTTTGAAGAGTTGTATGAACAAGCTAAACAATTACCTAACGTTAATTATATTGGTTACAAACCACATGAATATATAAAAGAAATGATGCCTAATTATGATATGTTTGTATACCCATCTATATTTGAAGAAACATCTTGTGCATCAGCACTAGAAGCTTTAGCATCAGGAGTACATGTAATCACTAATAATTTTGGAGCTTTGTATGAAACTTGTGCAGAGTGGCCCGTATACATTAATTACTCAAAAAATTACGAACAGATGGCGGAGGATACAGGAGCAGCTATTAATGTAGCAGCATCTTATTTACATGAAAATTTTATGCAAGAACATCTGCAAGAACAACAAAACTTTTACAAAAGATTTTATAGCTGGGAAAAAAAGGGTATAGAGTGGACAAACTTTTTGAAAGGAGCTTTAAATGAAAGAAACAGTAAATGAAGACACTTACCAAACTTTAAAAGAAGTTGCGGTAACATCATACGAAAAAGCAACTCTTCCTATGTGGAAACCGGACACCGGACAAAAAGAAGAAAAGAAAATAACTAAGTCACCCTATAACATTATGATTTGTACACCTTGCCATAGTGATGTGACTATGCATTACACGCAAGCTCTTTTAGAATTACAACAACTTTGTATTAAAAAAGGAATAAGAATAACATTTACTTTGTTAAAATCCTCTTTGGTGACTCAAGGAAGAAATTTATGTGTTTCAGCTTTTTTAGATTCTAATTGTACACATATGTTATTTGTAGATTCAGACATATATTTTAGAGCAGAATCTATTATTAAAATGTTAGATCTAGACAAAGAATTAATATCTATTCCTTACCCACTTAAAACTATGATGTGGGATAAACTTTATAAAAAGTGGAATGATGGTGAAGTTAAAAACGCTGGAGATATACATAGATGGTTAAATACATACCCAATGAAAGTAGCAGATGTTAATAACATAACTTTAGATAGTGGTGTTATGGAAGTTACACATAGTCCTACAGGATGTATGCTAATTAAAAGAGCAGTGTTTGACAAGATGATAAAAAAATATCCAGATAAAAACATAGTTCAAAAGACAGTTATAAATGGTGAGTATGTAGATAGACCTCATTTATGGAACTTTTTTGATTGTATACATGACCCTGAGACTAAGACATATTTAGGTGAAGATTTTTCTTTTTGTAAGCTTTGGAAAGATATCGGGGGTAAATGTTATGTCTTTGTTAATGACCCAATCATCCATGTAGGCGAACATCAGTACGAAGGATGTTTTAGAGACGAGTTGAAACTAGCCGACTAAAATGGTATTATTTCATACTTAAGATCTTAATTAGGAGAATTTATATTAATGTTACAATTTTTACCCTACGCATTAGCAGCCTACGGAGGTTATAAAGGATACAAGGGCGCCAAAGATTCAGGTGCTTCTGGATTACAAAGAATACTTGGAGGTGCCTTAGGTGCTTACAGTGGTTACAATTTAGGACAAGTAGGTGGTTTTGCAAAGGGTGCTGGGTTTGGAAACGCAGCTTCAGCTAATTTTGTACCTACCTTTAGTAGCCTTCCTGGAGTAAGTGGCCTGCCTGGAATGGGTGGTGCTCAAGATCCTAGTACTATGTCTAAATTCTTAGGTGTAGACAGAGACGGAAGTATGATTCCAAATCCAAATTATATTGAACAAGGAACTAGTGGTGGAAATCTTTTAGATATTTTGAAAAGACAAAAAGCTGATGGAACAGGAATGGAATACAGCCCAGGAAAAGTTTCAGCTGCAATTGCTGCAGGAACTTATTTAAGTGGTGCGTTTGATCCACAACCAACAGATGTTTATATGCCTGGATACAATATGAATTATTTAAACATGAAAGAAAAGAGACCTCAATATACATACATAGACCCGGACACCGGACAAGAAAAAGCATACGAAAAAATTTATTCTCCTGAAGAAGCAGGACGAGGTGATCCAAGAATGGGTCCTTACTCAGTAAATGTTCAAAGATTTAATACCGGAGGACTATCAAGTATTCAAAAATTTAATGAAGGTGGTATTAACTATCTTCCATCAAAAGTTTCACATGACGAAAATGATGCTAACAACTATGTTAGAGCATCCGGTTATGTAGAGGACGGAGAAGGCGTAGGAGACAAAGACGAGGATACAATGTTAGCTCAATTAGCAGACGGAGAGTTTGTAACAAGAGCAGATGGAGTATTAGGTGCTGGAATCATAGCTGGAGGAAATCCAAATAGTATGAAAGATATGAGAGAAAAAGGTGCCCAATATTTCTATGAACAACAAAAAAGATACAAGCGTGTATTTGATTTATTACAGGATAGAAATGGCAACAGCAAACAAAAAACAAATTAAACCTTTAGTAAGTATTCTTCCCTTAGAACCTAAGGATATAGAAAGATTTTGGCCTTTAGCTGAATTTATGGTTTCTGAGTCTTTAGCTTTTTCTGGTAAATACGCAGACTCTACTTGGGTTATGGATGAACTAAAAAAAGATACTATGCAATGTTGGATTATGTTTGGTTCAGACGAATTTGAAGAAAATAAAGTATTTGGTATTTGTGTTGGTAGAATTGGTGTTATGCCAAATTATAATCAATATGAAATTGTAATATGCACAGGAAAAAGAAGAGAATTATGGGAAGATAATTTAATAAAATCAGTTACTGATTTTGCTACTTCTAACAAATGTAAAAGATTAAGTATAATGGCCAGACCCGGTTGGGAAAAAGTTTCCAAAAAATGGGGATGGAAAAAGAAACACGTACAACTAGAGAAATGGATATAATATGAGTTTTTTTGGAGGAGGAAGATCACAAGCACCAGCAACACCAAGTTCGCAAACATCTTTTGTTAGAGAAGCACCGGGTATTGAAGAAAGAAAAATAGAATTAATGGACATTGCGCGTCAAGTAGCACAAAGCCCAATAAATCTTCCAGACTATAAAGTAGCAGGACTAGGTGCGTTAGAACAACAAGGAATGACTGCAGCGGGTACTACAGGTATTGGAGCCCCTACTGTTCAACAAGGTATAAATCAAGTAACAGGAGCAGCGTCTCCAATTGGAGCATCACAGATATCCCAATATTTAAATCCATATCAATCTTACGTAACAGGTGAGATCGGAAGACAATCTCAAATAATGCAAAACCAATTAGCTAATCAAGCAGTTAAATCAGGAGCTTTTGGTGGAGGAAGAGAAGGTGTTCAACAAGCAGAACTACAAGGCAGAGCTTTATCAGCAATGGGACAAGCTCAAGCACAAGGTTTTAACACAGCATTAGGTGCAGCGCAAAGACAACAACAAGTTGGCTTACAAGCAGGTCAGCAGTTAGGTCAATTAGGTTTAGGCCAACAACAAATGGCTCAAGGGGATATTAATCAATTAATGGCTTCGGGTGGGGTTCAAAGACAACTTGCACAACAAGCACTTGATGCACAAAGACAATCTACATTACAACAACAATACGAACCATACCAAAGAGCTGAGTTCTTGTCTAACTTGTATGCTGCAGGACCTAAGTCTTCTTCTCAAGTTACAATGGGTACACAACCATCTACTAGTCCATTAGCACAAGCTGTTGGAACTGGTATAGGAGCATTTACAGCATTTCAGGGCGTGAAACCAACCGGAACGGCTTAGGAGGTTCGATGTCGCTTAACAAAGTTTTAAACAGACCTATGTTTCGTAAAGAAGCTCTTAGAAAAGGTGTGCTTAAAACTATTAATGCAAATACAGGTATCATGGTAGGACAACCGTACACTGAGGCACCAGTCCCAGCCCTAAGAAAACCACCAACATTTATGGAAAGAATGAAAGTGAGTGGCCCAGTAAGAATGGGAGGAAATTTAATTAGAAGCGCAGCTAACATACCAGCATATTATGGTTTTACTGGAGGTATGAAAGTAGGAGAAGCTATGGGTATAAATGATCCTGTAGGACAAACACTTTCAGGTTTAGGAGGAGCTTATGGTGCTTCAAGAGCATTGCCTGCTTTAGCAAGTATAGGTTTTCTTCCAAGTGCAGTTGGTTTAGCCACTATAGCTGGAGTAAAAAATAGAGTTGAAGCAGGTATTAAAGAGAGAGCAAGAATTAACGCAATGTCTCCTAAGGAACGAGCTGAATTTGAAAGACAAAACAGATTAAAATCTACTGATTACATGAGCCAAGGTGTATCAGACCAAGATTTATTTGGAAAGTTTGTACCAAAAGCACCAGAAGATATTATAACAAGATCTTCAGCAGCACCTAAAGAAGGACCAGGTTCTGGAAGAGTTACAGGAAATAAATCAAAAGAATTAAAAGCTGAAGGCGATCCACTGCTACAGGACAACGTAGCTGATTCAAATGACATAGCTAATTTAGATAGTATACAAGAAAACACATTAACAGGTGGAACTCCACCGCCTCCAGGCGAAGATGGAATTACAAATTACACAAGCACTTTATCTGAGGATAGAGAGAGAAGAGAAGCGGAAGCTTTATTAACTGCTCCAGAAAAAAAGAAAATTAAAAAAAACAACGAAGCTGCAGGAAACAATGAAATAGCATTAGGTGGACCTTCTGATGATAAAGAATTTAATAAAACAATAGCCCTTGCTAAAAAATATCAAGAAGAAGTATTTAAAGGTGAAGGATCACAGGCTGGTTTAGTATTTTTAGCTAACCTTGCATCAGGATTATTGACAGGAACTACAGCAAGAGCGGGATTGGGAGGAGCCATGGAAGTATTTGGTCAAGCAATAGGCCCTGCTGTAAATAATTATGCAACAATAAAACTAAAAGAAGGTGAACTTAGAGCTCAAAACAGAGAAGCATCACTAAATGCTGCAGTAGATCATATGAAATTTTTAAATGATGCAGCTATAGCAGAAGCTGAAGGTAGAAAACCCGCTGAAATTGATCAATATGGAATTGTTCAAGTAAGAGGTACTGACGGAAAATTAAGAAATTACAGAGGTGTTACTTTTAAAAATGGTACTGTAGGTATGCCTGCAGGGTTAGATGCTAATGGTAAAGAGCAATATGTTCCTATTCCTCAGGGTGCTCCAGTTATGAATAGTGAGGGTGTTGCTGTAGGTCAATTTGAAGATTTTAAAGAACAAAAAGCAATAGGCACAAGACTTACTGAATTACATGATATTTTAGGAAATAGGTACGATGCACTAGCTACTGCAAGAGAAGTATTACGTATAACCGGCCAACCAGAGGCAAAAGCAGGTGCTGGATTAACAGTAGACCAATTTACAAGAAGAATACTTGGTGTAGGAAAAGAATTATTTAAAGGTGATACTTCATTAGATTACAATGCTGATTTAACAAAATTATATCAATTAGAAAAAGATGAAATTGCAGCACTTGATAGAGCTCTAGCTGCAGGGGAAATAACTCAATCTGAATATGATAGAGATAAAAAAGGAATTACAATTGGAGAATTAGATAAGGGTGGTTTATTAGCAGAAACAAGAAAAAGAATTTTAGATAATTCTGGTTCAAAAGGTTTTTATTCAAATTTAAGTAGAGATGATCAAGAGGCACTTGCAGTTTATGAAACTAAACTTGTTTATGCACTTGCAAACACATTTAAAGATCAAGATAGATTAACACAAAGAGATATTAATGCTGCGAAAGAAATTGTAAACATATTCTCATTAGGAAGAGCTTCTGCTGATGTAGAATCTTCTATAAGAGCTATTGCTAGAGGTCTTGAGTCTGACATCAGAAGACAAGAAAGTTTATTTACTGCTGCAGGAGGATTAGAAAAAACATTAGAAGATCTTAGAAAATTGAAAGATTTTGCTCCTTTCAGTAATCAAAGTGATTTAGCCTCTACATTAGCTGGTGATTTAGGAGAAGAAGAAATTAAAAAACGATTAGAAGAAATGGAATTAAAATAATGGCTAGTTTAAAAGATATTCAAAATCAACTAGATAATAATACTTTTGATCCAAGTAAGTATAGCAGACAGGAAAGAGATCTAATTGATGCTGCAATTAAAAAAGGATTAATTACAGGTCCTTCAATGTCAGAATTACAATCACAAAGAGCAGGTGCTGCAAAAGATGTAGCTACTATTGACGAGGCAGTAAAGAATCCAATTGGTGTAAGATTACAGCAAACAGGAAGCTCGTTGGATGGTAGATCAGAAGCAGTTCTTGCTGGAGATCTTATAGGATCTATTACACCCTATGTTGCAATGAGAAAAAAAATATTTAGTGCAGCTAAATCAAAAGTACCAGGAGATAAATCAACAGGTTTATTTGCTAGAACTAAAATGTTTAGCAACTTTTCAGATAAATTAACTGCAAGACTACCAGGACGATTTAAATTATTAGGTGGCCTTACAAAATTACTTGCAAAAGTAGCAGATCCAACTATTGGAAGAGTATTAGCTAGTCCACTTGGAAGAGCAGAAGTATACTCTGTATTAGGTGGTACTGCAGGAGCAGGAGCAGGTTCAGTTACTTATGACATGTTGAATGAAACTGTTGGAGTTGCTGCTATGGATGCAATAGCTTCTGACATGGAAAACATGAGTCCACAAGAAGTTAAGACAGATATGTTTGCTAATGCAGCAGACTCTATGTTTACAGCTTTAGCATGGAACGCTGGTGCTGCAACATTAACACCATTTATTACAAAAGGTTTAGGTAAAGTTGGAAGATTGATGATTGGTGCCAAATCAAAAAACGCGAAAGAATTAGTAAACATAGCAAGAGAAAGAGGTGGTTTACCTATTCCTATGGTAATGACTGCACAAGAAGGTACAGGTCTTCTTGGTGGTTTTGCTTCTAAATTTTTTAAAGTTCTTGGTATAATGCCTTTTATTAATGGTATAGGTAAGGAAGCTTTACAAGGAGCAGAACAAGCAGCTGGTAAAAATTATTTAAACAATGATGTTCTTAAATACGGGCCACTGGTCAAAACAGGAATGTTATCAGCCACTGTTTGGAAACAAGCAGAACAAGCCTTTATACAAAATAGTAATTTGATTAATTCAAGTTACAAAGCTTTTGATACGTTAGCAGATACAATCGGAAACCCAAAAGTTATTCCTACAAGCCATGTTAAATTTATGGCTAAAAACTACACTGATGAACTTTTTATGAAATTCCCAGGATTAAGAAGTTACGCAGAAGACGCTGGAGGTAGAATTGATATGAAAGCCTTAGAAAAATTACAAGGTACAGGAGATCCGTTAGCATTATTTTTTAGACACATGAATCAAATTGAAGACTTTGTAACACCAAAACAATACAAAGGGATGATGGAAGAATTAAATAGAGCTATAGGACAAACAGGCTATGAAAATATAAGACCGACCTTATGGTCTATAAGAGAAGCTTTAGAAAATGATCTTAATTCATTTGGTTCAGCTATAACAAAAGAAACTTTTTTAAAAGATGACACAGTAAAAGCAGCTTATGAAACATTAAAGAAAACAAATCCTGCTGCAGCAGAAGCAGATATGGCTCTTAAAATATCAGAATCAGAAAAATTGAAGGATAAACTATATGGTGCAAATGATACATTTTCTACATTAATGAACTTTTATCAAAATGCTAATTTGACAAGAGTATTTAGAGATTACAACGCAACAACATTTACAAACAAAGCATTAGCTGGAATTGGTGGGATGCAAAAGAAAAAAGCTCAAAGATTTTTTAATGACTTAGCTAATGATGTTTTTACACGTGGAGACACAGACGCAGTTTTACAATTTAAACAATTGTTAGGAGCTTCAAAAATAGCATCAAGAAAAGACAAAACAAAGGGTATAGGAATTACAAAAGGCGGTGGAGAAGCATTATTCAATGCTTCAAAAGCAAGATGGATGTTTAACTCATTTATAAAAAGTTTTGATTCAGCATCTTCTCCTGCAGGTAGATCAATGCTAGATGAAATTATGGAAGAATCTACGGTTAGGGCGGGTATAAATGGAACAGTAGATGTTATGGAATCTATGGTTCAAAAAGGAACAGGCATAGATCAAACATTAGATTTTAGTATTAATAAAGTAAAAACAGGAACTAACATATTTGATGCAACTAAAATAAAATTTAGTCCAAAAGACACATCTAGTTTTAATATAAATAAATTTATGAGAAATTTAGGAATAAGCGATATTACTGATGATGTAGCAAAAGAAAAAATGACTACGATTTTAGGAGGACCAGCACAAGCAAAACAATTTGAAAAGTTTTTAACTTACATGAAAGCAATATCTGATACACCAATTGCTGATACTTCTACTTTTATGCAAAGAAGATTACAATTAGGTGGACTTAATTCATTTACAGGAGCTTTAGTTCTTGGAGGTTCTGCAGCTGTTAATCCATTTGCACCAGCATTATTTATTTTACTTGGTAGACGTGCAGGTCAAATACTTTCAGACCCTGTAGCTATGAGAGCTTTTAATGATGCACTAAACCCTGATGAACAAATTAAATTATTAATGGGTCAAAAGGTAGGTAACGGTGTACCAGGAGTGCTTGGTATTGGAAGAAGATACTTTAAAGGAAGAGACATTCAAACAGCAGCTAACGTTTTAAAATCACCAGGCGTTGTTGGTAGACTTGGCCTTACACAAAAAAGAGAAGCATTTGCAAGACTTGTTAACTATTTAAATGAAAGTGACGCTGATGTTCCGAGAGTAGATCCTAAAACTGTAACACCAGAAGAAATTACTGAAAGAATGGGACAATTAGAAGCTTCAGTTCCATCACCAAATTACAATCAAGAAACACTTCCTAAAAATAATTTTGAAGTAATGTTTGCACAAGACTACTCAGGAAGCTCGGGTAACTTAGAAACAGATACAAATGCTGTAGCTATGTTAACTACTGCTACACAAAACGAAGCTATGGTTGATGCTGAAGAAGCGCCAGTTGAAGCAGAAGAAAAGTCTATGATTATGGCTGACCTACAACTTGAAGATCCAGTAGCTCAAGCGCCTACAGCACCAGTACCACCGGCTACCGGACAAGTAGATGCTAATCAATTTCAAGCACTATTTCCTAATGATCCAACAGGAGCTGCAATAGCACAAAGAGGAGTTAGACGTGGCTAGAAGATCTGCATTAGATAGAATAGATAATCACGAAAAAATTTGTAAGCTGATGCAAAAACAGACCTTTGAAAAGATGGATAAGATGGAAGCACGTATTAATAGAATAGAAAAGATTATTGTAGGTGGAATGTTTGCAATATTTATGGCTGTACTTTCTAATCATTTGTAGTATTAACTACTAATGAAGTTACTTAAAAAGTATCCTTACAAACACTACAATAGATTCTCAGACACAACAGGGCGTAAATATTTGGTAGATAATATAAAAGTACCAAGCGTCACAACTATATTAGGTGCCACTAAAGACAAACGTTTTTTAGACAATTGGAGACGTAAGGTTGGAAATGCAGAAGCTGATAGAATTATGCAACAAGCATCAGCAATTGGAACTGAGATGCACCAGGTACTTGAATATCATTTAACAGGACAAGGTTATTACAATGCCATGGAAGAAGGATCAAAACCTAGGATGATGGCTAAGACTATTTTAAATAATATTAAAATAGACGAGGTGTGGGGAAATGAAATAAGTTTAGAGTATGAAAATAAATACGCAGGTACAGCAGATTTGTCTTGTGTTGCTTACGGAAAACCAAGCATAGTAGACTGGAAACAATCTAATAGACCTAAGAGAGAAGAATGGGTAGAAGATTATAAATATCAACTAGGAGCTTACTATCTAGCCCATACAAAAAACTATGGTCCTATAGAACAAGGTGTAATATCAATTTGCACTAGAGATTTGATGTATCAAGAATTCCGACTAAATGAGTCTGAATTAAAAGAGTATGGAGATAAATTTCTGGAAAGAGTAGAACAATACAATAAACTTATAGCAGCCAACTCTTAAGATCTTCTTCACCTAAAGTTTTAGCAGCTAACTTACCTTTACTGGTAAGAGACTTCATGATAGCTTCATCTAATGTACCACGTGCAACAATATCAATATAAACTACAGTTCCTTTTTGGCCCATTCTATGAGCACGGTCTTCTGATTGCATACGCACTTCTAGGTTATAGCTATTACTGTAATAGATAACAGTATTGCATGCAGTAAGAGTAAGACCAAAACCCCCGGTAGTGGGATTACCAACCAAAAAACGACATTTATCATCTTTTTGAATACGATCGACAGCAGTTTTTCTATCTTCAACACTTACTTCTCCGTAAATACTAACAGTAGATTCGGGTCCATACTTATTTATTAAAAAATCTTTTATTTCATGTATATTATACAAATAATTAGCCCAAATAATTACTTTACCATCCGTTTCTTCAAGAGTCTCTTCGAGTGCGTTTAGTTTTGATTTATGTAGTTGAAGTATTTTTCCATCATCATCTTTGGTAAAACCATTACAAACCTGGTGAAGTTTAATAATTTCAGTAAGTTTATTAGAAAAAGATATTGTACTATCTTCTACAATAGCAAGGGCATGAGTTCGAAGTCTTTCATATATTTTTTTACCCTCACCTTCTAATTCTATATATCTCTTAGACCTAACCTTAGGCTTAAGATCTAAACACTGATCCTTACGTATTCTAGTAGCAAAACTCTTCATTTTTTCTTCTAATTCTTCTAGCTTTTTGTAATACTTTGGTACACTTATAAACCTCCCAGAACCAACAGGGATATCTGTCATTTCAGCATATCTGTTTCTAAAAGCAAGATAACTGTTAAAACCTAATAATTCTGGACTTAAGAACGCACATTGTGTAAATAGATCTAATGGAGATTTTGTTATTGGGGATCCTGTTAGTATACGCTTTATATGGGATACTTTGGATAGTGATAAAATGTTTTTTGTTCTTTTTGCTGATCGGTTTTTTATTGTGGTTGATTCATCCAGTGTTACAAAATTTAATTTATTTTTAAATAAATATTCTACACAAGCTTGGTAGCCTCTTTTAGTAGACAAAGCTTCCACATTAATTAAAAATATTTTAAGATCTTTTGATTCTTCTAGTTTAAAATAATCCCTTGGTTTGTCTAGGTTCCATTTATAAATTTTATATTTAAGAACGTCAGGCATGTGGATTTCGATTTCAGTTTCCCAATTAGTGTATACAGATTTTGGAGCTATTATTAAAACCGAATCAATTTTTCTTTGTAAATATAAATAAGCAATATTATCTATAGTTACTTTAGTTTTGCCTGTACCCATTTCCATAAAATACGCCCATTCAGTTTTTTGAGCTGACTGAGATAAAGCATTTCTTTGGTGTTCATACGGCTTAGTCTTATACGGGTATTTCCACATCTAAAAACTTTTTATATTTTTTTCTTGCAAAGATCAAATGAATAATTTAAGAACCCCAACAGGAGGAAAATATGGAAAAACTAGATATTGAAAAGATGTCTAATATAGATCTTAGCCAAGACAGTGTTAAGTCTATCTCAGATAAATGTAACCAATTAAATACATTAAAAAAACAAATAGAAAAAGATGAAGAAAATCTTTCTGTTATAAAAAATAAAGCTAGAGATATGGAAGAGAGAATAATTCCAGAGATGATGCAGGAAGCAGGTGTATCTTTGTTGAAATTAAGCGATGGTTCTACTGTAGAAGTAAAACCGTTCTATGCAGCAAAAATTCCTGAATCACGCGTTGAGGAAGCCTTCAGTTGGTTAAGAGGTAAGGGGTTCGAAGATATTATTAAGAACACTGTAACCGCTTCATTCAACAGAGGACAAGACAACCAAGTCTCTGAATTAATAAAAGTCTGTGAAGATCACGGATTCAACTACAATAAAAAAGAAAAAGTTGAACCTATGACACTTAAGGCTTTTGTTAAAGAGCAAGTCGAAGGCGGTAAAGAACTTCCTTTTGATTTGTTCGGTGTATACATCGCAAATAAAACGAAAATAACTAACAAATAATAGGTAATAATATGAAACTAAAAGAAGAACAATCGAATGAAGTTTCGATTAAAAAAGAAGCCGGTGCAGTTGCTAACATTGATTTAGAGCAATTTGCCGATGAAGGATTTGATAACGTAGACTCAAATAGTTTAGCGTTACCCTTTCTTAAAGTGTTAGGTCAACTATCCCCTCAAGTTACTCAAGGCGATAGTCAATTCAATCCAGATGCTAGGCCTGGAATGATTTTTAACACTGTTACTAATGAGTTATATAATGGCGCAGAAGGTATGGATGTTATACCTTGTTTTTATAAACTTGAGTACATTGAATGGAAAGACAGAGATAAAGGTGCTGTTGCTCCAGTAAATGTTTATCCAGCTGATTCAGATATTCTGTCAAAAACGACAAGAGATGAAAAAGGCAAGGATAGGCTTGAGAACGGTAACTATGTAGAAGAAACTGCTTCACACTACGTAACGGTGGTGGAGCCCGATAAATCATCTACAGCCTTAATAACTATGAAATCTACTCAGAGAAAAAAATCTAAGAAGTGGAATTCAATGATGATGTCCTTAAGGCAAAAGAAAAAAGATGGTAAAGGTTTCTTTAGACCTGCACCATTTACTCAACAATACAAACTTAAGACCGTTCTAGAAAAGAATAACTTAGGTTCTTGGTATGGTTGGGAGATTGAGCATACAGGACAAGTGGGGAGCGAAGAAACAATAAAATCAGCCTATGACTTTTATGAGTCATGCAAAAAAGGTGCTATAAGAGCAACTCACAAAAAAGAAGATCAAGCAGAAAAAAATCCATTCTAGTATGGAGATACTTGACAACACCCTGGAGGAGTTTATAGAACTCTTCCAGGGGTCTTCTACATATTTTGGTGCTTCTAAACCATTAGGACAAACAAGGGGTCGTGATGGAAAGCAAGAATTCAAACATTGGGTCGAACCAAAACCAATAACCAGAGAAAACTGGTTGCAACATTTGAAAGGCGAAGCGTACTATGGATCAGTTCCCATTAGAGATGATAATACATGCAGTTGGGGGGTCATTGATGTTGATCGTTATAATATACAGCATAAGGAAGTTATATCGGTTATACGGAAAAGGAAATACCCACTCATCCCATTTAGATCAAAATCCAACGGACTCCATTTAATTTTATTTATTGATGGTGTAGTTCCTGCATCCTCGATGCGTAAGAAATTAATTGAACTTGCATCAGATCTTGGTGTTAATGATACAACGACAGATATTTATCCTGCACAGGATGAAGTAGATCTAACACCCGAAGATTGGAATAAAAAAAGAAAAGGTAACTTTGTTAATCTACCTTACCAAAAGGCTAAGATGACAACTAGAGTTGCTATGGATAATGATGGTAACTCTATAAAAATAGAGAACTTATATAAGTTTGTATCTGATTATAGATTAAACCCTAAAGAGTTTAAAAAACTAAAAATATTTCAAGACGATGAAACAAAAGATTACCCTCCTTGTGTAGTAAACTTTATGAAAAACAAAGTTCAAAAAGGTGAAGGTCGTAATGATGCAATGTTTAACGTTGCAGTGTTAGCAAAAAAAATAAATACAGATCCTGTTATGTATGAAGATTGGACAAGAAATTTAATGCCCAAAGTATGTTCTGAACCTTTGCACCCGCAGGAGTTAAACAATATTTTTAAAGGTGTTGAGAACAAAGAGTACGCTTATAAATGTAAAACTTCAATTGCAAGAATGCATTGTTCATCAAGCACATGTTTAAGACGTAAGCACGGTATAGGATCAAACGAAGCTTTACCTGAGGTGGGTAAACTTTTAAAAGTAAATTCTTATCCAGAACCTTATTGGATTTTACCTATTCAAGGTAAATCAATTAGATTGAGTACAAAACAATTATACCAACAGCAGTTGTTAGGGGAACAATTATTAAATTACGATATTGTTTGGAGAGCTTTAAAACCTAGTAAAAGAGATCCAGATCCATACAGAGATTGGTTAGATGAATTAATAACTAACAAGCAAGACATGGAAGGATTTGATGCAGGAGAAGAGCAACAAGATGTATTTAATTCTAGAATGACAAAATTTATCGAAGAAATAGAAGATACTACAGACTTTGATCAAATAGATTCTGGGAATATATGGAAAGATGAAGTTGAAATGAGATTTAAGCTAGAGACGTTTAGGTCTTTTATGAAAAAAATGGGTTATAATTGGAATGAAAAAGAATGCACCAGATTCTTAGAACAAGGTAAAGCACTTCCTAAAGCTAAGTTTAAAGGAATTCAAACTAGACATTGGGTTGTAGCTCTACCAAAACAAATGGAACACAAAAATAAAGATGTCAAATTTACTAAAACAAAAGCTGCGTGGGAAGACAATTAAAATATTTGGCCCACCTGGTACAGGTAAAACAGAAAACTTACTCAAAAGAGTTAAGAGGTATCTTGAAAAAGGTTACTCTCCAGACGAAATTTGTTACGTATCATTTACTAACAAAGCTGTAGATGAATGTGTTGCAAGGGTTAGACAAAAGTTTAAAGGTTATGATGAAGATGCTTTCTCATATTTTAGAACACTACATTCTTTGGCCAGACAACAGTTTGCTGAAATTCCCGTATTAGACCCAAAGGCAGACCTGCTGATGTTTCATACACAATATGGCACTGTCAAGGTAGGTTACAAAGACACTTGGGATGATCAAAAAGTATATAATAATTGGTCGCTTCAAATATATGACAGGGCAAGAAACATGAAGGTAGACCCTGTGTGGTTGTACAAACAACAACCAAGAAAAGTGGTAAGACTTCAACAGTTTAAATCAATCATCGCAGGTTACGAAGAATTTAAAACATTGGAAATGGAGAACGGACACCGGACACCGGATAGATTAGATTTTACAGATATGGTGCAGAAGTTTATTGATGATGGTCTTGTGGTACCTTTTAAAGTTTTAATGGTAGATGAAGCTCAGGATTTAACACCTTTACAATGGGACATGGTGGTTAAAATGGCTGAAGTAGTAGAGAGAGTTTATATTGCAGGTGACGATGACCAAGCTATTTATGAATGGAATGGCGCTGATGTTAATTTGTTTCAAACCTTTCCAGGTAAATCATTAGTATTAAAAAGAAGTGTAAGATTAAATAAAGACATACATTTTTTTTCTAAGGGTTTATTAAATTCTATGGGTAATAATCGTATACCTAAAGAGTTTTATTCTAATGGTAAAGAGGGCTGTATTTACAGATGGAATGGATTGAAGAAAGTTCCTTGGACTATGGAAGGAAGTTGGATGGTATTGGCTAGGATTAATGATGTAAAAAGAGAACTCCAACAGGAGGCAAGGAACCTTGGTTTATATTATCAGGACCAAAAAAATAATAAATCATTTGACCCTAATCAGTTTTCTGCAATTAATTATTGGGAGAAAATTTGTGAGGGTGGTAGCATCACTAGAGAAGAAGCTGTAACAATGTATGAGTATTTATTAAACATAGATCACGGATACCGGTCAGCGGAAAGTAAAAAATGGAGTTTTGCACATCCAAATCAAGTCTTTACATTTGATGAATTACATTTAAGGTGTGGTATGAGAGATCAAAAAGGTCTATGGAATCAAGTATTTAAGAGAAAATTTAAAGATAAAGATAAACAATATTTTAAAAAACTTATGAACGAAGGTGTTGATCTATCACAACCACCGAAAATAATTATAGATACAATACACCAGGTTAAAGGTGGTGAAGCAGATAATGTTGTCCTGGCGAGCAAATGTAACTTTCCATCACACTTTGATAAAAAAAATTTAGCAGATAAAGTAAAAGAACTTAGAGTTTGGTATACAGGTGCCACCAGATCTAAAAGCACACTCCATCTGTTGGGCACTTACCATCAATATAATTTTCCATTAGGAAAATATTATAAACAATATGAGGCTAACTATGTCAGATAAAAATATGTTCGATGAAGCATTCCCACAAGACAAACAAGTCGGAGGAAATCATTATCAACATTATTTAATACAACCCTATGAATTTATTTCTAAAAACGAACTTACTTTTTTTCAAGGTAATGTTATAAAATATGTTTTGAGATACCCTTATAAAAATGGTATTGAAGATTTACAAAAAATTAAACATTATTGTGATTTAGAAATTAAAAAAATGCAGGATGACAAAAAGAAAAAATAAATTAGTTATGTGTGAGCGTTGTGATGAAGTAGTTGCAGTAATTGTTCACAAATATAATTATTACTGTGCGGAATGCGCTTTATTTTCACTTAACATACCGTATAAAAAAGCAATATCCATTGAAGACGCAAATTTAAGTAGAAAGAAACAATGACTCATCAATTAAATTTTATTTACAATGATAGTGATTGGGTTTGTCCTGCAGAGTATCCCGATTTATCAAAAGCAACGGAGATTGCAATTGACTTAGAAACTAAAGATCCAAACATAAAAACTAAAGGACCAGGATGGGCTACCTTTGATGGACATATTGTAGGTTTTGCAGTAGCTGCGCTTGGTCAACAATGGTACTTTCCAATTGCTCATGATGCTGGTGGGAATATGGATCTGTCAATTACCTGCGCATGGATGCAAGATGTTTTAAAGTTACCCGCAACTAAAATATTTCATAATGCAAGTTACGATGTTGGTTGGTTATTAGTAAATGGCTTTGAGATCAGAGGTAAAATAGTTGATACTATGATTGCCGCTGCAATCATCAATGAAAACAGATTTAGTTTTAGTTTGAATGCCTGTGCTAAAGATTATTTAGGTGAAATCAAAAATGAGACGTTTTTGAATGAAAAAGCCAAAGAATGGGGAATTAACCCAAAAGCTGACATGTGGAAGCTACCTGCGGGCTACGTAGGCTTCTATGCGGAACAAGATGCAGGGCTAACCTTACGTTTATGGGACCGGCTTAAAACAGAGATAGCTAGGCAGTCCTTACACGATGTCTGGGAAATGGAAATGGAATTGTTGCCTATTTTGATAGATACTAGACGTAGAGGAATAAGAGTTGACGAGGAGAAGGCATCTCTGCTAAAAAAAGAATTCAAAAAAAAAGAGTCTGAGGTTTTATCAAGTATAAAATCTCAGACCACACTTGATGTAGATATCTGGGCTGCTCGATCTGTTGCAAAAGTTTTTGATCGAATAGGTGTTGAGTACCCACGAACAGCGAAGACTGATGAGCCTAGCTTTACCCAAAACTGGTTAGTGAACTGTGATAACCCGATAGCGCAACTAATAAGAGAAGCAAGAGAAATAAATAAATTCCATTCAACATTTATAGACTCCATTCAACGTTATGTTCACAAAGGTAGAATTCATTCTGAAATAAATCAGTTGAGATCTGACCAAGGTGGAACTGTATCTGGACGTTTATCATATTCAAATCCAAACTTACAACAAATTCCTGCTAGGAACAAAGAGTTTGGTGACAAAATTAGAAGTTTGTTTCTACCTGAAGAAGGTAGACAATGGGGTAGTTTCGATTACTCACAACAGGAGCCTAGGCTTGTTGCTCACTACGCTGCATCTGTCAATGACCATTTTGAAGGTGCAGCGGAGTTTATTGAAGCTTACAAAAATGAATCTGCTGACTTCCACCAGATCGTAGCTGATATGGCTGGTATCACTAGAACACAGGCTAAAACAATTAATTTAGGTTTATTCTATGGTATGGGAAAGGCTAAACTAGGTAAAGAATTAGGTATCAATAAAGATAGAGCTGAAGCTCTTTTAAGACAATATGGAGAAAGAGTTCCTTTTGTTAAGAGATTAGCAACAGAAGTAACTAACAGTGCCTCAAAATATGGCTTTATAAGGACCATAGGAGGACGTAGATGCAGATTTGATATGTGGGAGCCTGCTACCTTCGGAATGAATAAGGCCATGCAATATGAAGAGGCTAAGGCGATATATGGAAATAACATCAGGAGGGCTTTTACTTACAAAGCATTGAATAGATTAATTCAAGGATCTGCTGCTGATCAAACTAAACAAGCCATGATTGATTGTTATAAGGCAGGATTCAAACCTTTACTTCAAATTCATGATGAATTATGCTTTTCTATAAACGAAGAAAAAGATATTAAAAACGTTAAGGAGATAATGGAAAATGCAATCGAAAGTCTTAAAGTTCCTTCCAAGGTTGATATCGCACTTGGACGATCCTGGGGAGATGCCAAGGAATAATTTGCCCTGCAAAGAGTGCAACGGTTTAAAAGTTATTCTTGAGATTGAGGGTCTTGAGGTCGTTCAGAAGACTCCTTGTCCTGTTTGCTCTCCTCCTCCTTCTTTTTTTCGATTTCACGGATTTTTTTAAGTTCTTTATAATAGTTTGGGTGATACCACATTTTGCTCTCCTTATTTTTTTTATATCTATTATACCATACCTGTTTTTTGTTAATTTTTTTTTATTGAATACTAGAGCACCCACAGTAACAGGGGTTCTATTCTAGATGCGACAACGAATGCTTTTTGTTAAATTTCAACTGAACTGTTAAATGAAATTATTATCTTATCTTTTTCGTAAATATTTTTTTTAGATTCATGTTTATAAAATCCTGGAAAAGTAATTAAATGACCTTCACCTGAAGTAAATTTTTGATTCTCAATACTTGTCGTAGAGTCTGGTCCTGGTAATTGTAAATAAAAAACATTTGTAAAATTAGTTTTTGCATGAGTGTGTAATTGATGAAAATTATTTTTTTTATAAATTTGATACCAACTGTGATCACATTGAAATTGTGTGGCTTTGTAATATTCTAAAAACCATTTAGAAAATTCTTTTAAAACTTGTTCTTTAAATAATTCAAACCATTCACCTTTGGCTTTAGAAAAATAGTCTGTCTTATAAATATTTTCGAAAGGTTTGCCGAGGTCGTCATTATAAATTAACCCAATAAGTTCTTTATTAAATTTTTTAAAATTTTTAATATTATATGAAGTAATATAATTTTGAGACATGGGTAGCCTACAGATTTATATGAAAAATAAAAAAATACTAGTTTTTTAACTAGCTATATCTAGAAGACCTAATCTTGCGTCTTCAACACTTTGATCATTAATCTTTTTTTTAAGATCTTTGATCTTTATATCAATCCACTTCATGTCAGTTGTAACTCTACCCTGTTCCAACGCTTGCGTTGCCCACTTGGACTCCAACTGAAGTTTCTCCGATATTAACTTTTGTAGGGCCATCTCGGTTTACCTCTTCGAAGGTTAAGAAGAAAATATCAGGATTTTCAAATCCTGCACCTTCATTCTCTTTTACTTCTCCTGAATCAACCTTCTTTACAAAACATTCAAGAGCGGTCTTATCATTATCAGCGCTAACGATCTCATCGACATACACATTTTTGTATTTTACTTGGATGCGATAGTGCTTCATAAGGTATTATATAGCAAAATGTGATGTTATTGCAATAGTGTGGTTTATGTTGAACTAACTTGCTTGCATTCAAATTTAATGGCTAGTTTTTTGATTTCCGCTATGTCTTTATTGACTTTTTTGAAGGTTTCACCGGCTATTTGATATCCTGCAGTAGCACAATCAACCCAGCTATTATAAATTTGTTTAGGATACATCATATTTGGACAGGTTTGTGTAACTATACTACATAGATGTAAAATTAATAAATACTTCATTATCCTATATTATCCTACCTTATTATTTACTTGCATATCCCATTAAAATCTTTATATATAAACTATTACAATACTAACAAAGAGGATATCAAATGGCAACACAAGAGAACCAACCATTAGTTTTAAGAAACGAGTGGGAAGTAAAAGAAAAAGATAAGTTTACATCAAGTGCACAAAACTTGACTGTAACTTTTAACAAAGCAACAGACGAGATTACTTTATTAGTGAACAACGAAGTTTACAAAAAACTTAAAGTAAAAGATGCACTTAACGGCAGTATAAAGTTTCATGATGCTGTTGGTACTATAATTCAAAAATTTACAATGTGGGGTTTTGATGCCAAATAAATCAGACTCACAAGTATTCAAGGATTGGAGTACAAAAGTAGATGATATTTTATCACGGCTACCGAAAACTGATATCAGTGGTGAGCCGTTAGAGTATCAAGACGATGCTTACCAAGAAGTTATGAGGATGTTACAGCAGTGTTCAATGAACTTTGAAGACATGCCAATTTATCCAATTAACGAAACTATTGCTAGTAAACTTATACAAGATCAACAGATGGGGGCCAATGAAAGACCTGATATTTAGTATGATGTTTATTGCATTACTAACCATTATCCCTGCAAAAGTATTATTATTTATTTTTGCATCACTGGGATATTTAATGTTCTATTAACCAAGGAGGAAAAATGAACAAAGCGATACATAATAAATTTTTTGAAACTACTGATTACAGTAAATTCAAAAAGACTAGAGGTAACCGACCTGTAGATGAAGCACACGTGCAACAACTTAAAAAGTTGATTGAAGAAAAAGATTTATACGATCCAATTCGTGTAAATAAAAATATGGAAGTCATTGATGGCCAACATACATTAGAAGCTAGAAAACAATTAGATCTTAAGATTCCATTTATTATTATGGACTCTGATGATCCATTGGATGTGGCTAGACTAAACACAGGTCGTAAGAACTGGTCTATGGAAAATTATTTAGATCAACACTGTGCAAGAAATAAAATGGACTACCGTATTTGTAGAAACAAAATGCAACAATACGGAATTAATGTTGCAGAGATGGTGGTGCTTTTGTTAAAGCAAACTTCCTTGTGGACAAGAATCAGTAATGATTTTAAAACAGGACGATTTGTAATTCCTGCAGGAGGTATTGAACATACTGATCGTATTGGATCACAATTAATGCAACTTAAAAAATATTTCTATGGTATGGAATCCACAAAGAATAAAAGATTCAAACGTTCCATGGTGGTGTCTTATATTGTTGCTGACAAACATCCTAAATTTGATCCTAAAAGATTTAAAACTGCTTGTAAGAGTAAATCTTCATGGTTTTTAACGGGTACGTCTACTGCTGATTATATTGCGATTATTGAACGTATCTATAACGCAGGGTTGGTACATAGAAATAAAATAAATTTAGTTGAGTTTTATAAAACTAAAGAGTATCAAGAGAAATAGGAGAAATAATGGACGTAAACAAATGGAAATCAATTGCTGTTGATATCGAATCATACACAATTATTAGGGCTATGGGGGAGAATGGCCTTAGAAACCCAGGCAACATGATAAAAAAAATGGTTAGTGATTCTATTAAAAAGATAGCTAAGAAAGAAAATGTTGCTGAACCTAAGATGAAAGAAAATTTATTGAATCAAGGAAAGAAACTCTTGAAGTAATAATAAACACTTAACAGTATACGAGGTGTTGGATTAGGGCCGCGAGAGTGGCCCTTTTTTTATTTGACTTAAATCAATAAATAGTTATTAATTAAATAGTATTCCTAAGCCTAAATGAAATAAGTGGGGCTTTCAAAACACTTTATTTTCACTTAACAATTAACACTCAAATTTAACTTTAATAAAAGGATATTTTTGTGGGTAAAGCTATGAAGAAAAGTAGTGAAGAAGCATTGAACCATGCGTTGGACAAGCTAGTGATGGTGTGTCCAAACAAGAAAACTTATGATGAGTTAACAAGTTTAATGTTTCAGTTGTATTGTGGAAATGACTTTGGTTTAGGAAATTTCAGTCTTTCTTTTCTCGACAAAATCGAGGATAGATGGCGATCAGGACGTAAAGCTGCAGCGAAAGCTAAAGGCATTAGCCTGGTTGTTAAAAATGCTTAACCACGATGTCATTACTACATCCATATCTTTTCCCGCATCGTGGTTATGCAAATGGATACTACTCAAAAAAGATTAATTAAAGAATCTATAATACTGATGGAAATTATGTCTGGTGAACACCGGATGGATTATCTTGGACGTATGTGGCATTTGTATTTCAAAGTGTACGAGAAGAGATCTATTAGGGTTTCAAGAAATAAAAAATCTAAAACGTTTTTAATGGATAAGAAGAAAGCCTATGACTTGTGCTCCGAGCTTACTAAAATATTTGGGCATTAAATTGTCTTTGGAAATTGTAAAACCCAAAGCCTATGCAGAACAACGATTGTTTCAGGCTATCCTGGTGCAGGCACTAGAAGATGCTGTTAACCCATCTGGATTTAAAAGAGAAACGTACTATAAGCATGATTCTCATAAATGGTTTGTAAGTAATAGTATAGAATTTCAAGATATTTGTTGGGGTGCTGACATGGACCCTGATTTTGTAAGAAGTGAGTACATGAAAATGGTAGATACAGGTAAAATACATTTTACGAAGCTGCAGGTATCCTGGATCCGTTATCGAGATTTATATAAGAGGTATCGAGAATGTGGGAGTAAAGAGGAGAGAAGAATTATTAAAAAACTTATTTTAAAAGAGAATTTAAAAAGATTAGAGGACTAGTCATGGGGGACGAATGAATCTAACTCCTGGGGGGAAAAACCAGAGAGCAATTAATGTTAAACCCCCCGAAGTCATTAACCAAAGTTTATAAGTGTTAAATAACACAGGTCAACTGTAACATAATACCGGCCACCGGGCAAATGTAAAATTTCTACTATATAGATTATCTAGAGTGATTGAAAAAGAAAAGTGCTCAGGGGGTAAAAGAGGTGTATCTGGTGTATCTAATGTTCTATTAATCAATTGTATCAATGGTTTTAATCAATTTTAGTGGTGTATCTATGGTGTATCTATGGTGTATCTTGGATACACCACTCTTGCTGGAACGCAAACAGTTGATTGTAGGGTTGTAGTCATTACTCTGAAATATCTATATAGTAGAAAATTATGTATAAAAAATTATTACTGCTTAAATATGGTGTTAATGTGCTTAGAGGCACAAGTAAAAAAAAAGACTTTGCATCTGATGTAAATAATAAACTTAATAAAAAATACCAGGGAAGATATTTCTTTGAAAGAGCTAAGACAAAAAAGGCAGATAAATTAAGGGTTGAAGCTGCTAAAAGTTTTGCTAAATCAAACACAGACCCAACTGCAACCTGGGGAGTTAAAACTGTTCCTAAGAAAGATAGATTAATGTTAAGAGGTAAACTAACAGCTAGAGAAACTGCTGTTGGTAGAAGATTGTTTGAAAAATTTGCGCCTAAAAGAAATCCGTTTTCATCTCCATCCCAAAGGCAGGGAAGACTCGGTAGAATTATTGTACCCAAGAGTGCATTAAAAAGGTTGAAAGTGGATAGAAAATTAACTAGAGAAGTAAGAAAAGAAAATAAGGGAGGATCTATAAATGTATAAAAGATTTAAAGCTTTAGGAATGTTGGGTTCTCATTTGTTTACTACTGGTAAAAACTATTTTAAAGCTGGTGGGAAAAAAACTAAAGATATTATGAGAGAATCAAGCGTATCTAGAGATACAGCTAAAGCTGATATAAAATGGGAGATTAAGAGAAAAGCCTTTCCAAGAGGTGGTAAAAAACCATCTGATTTTTATAACAAACCTAAAGGAAGATAATGCCTGGTGGACTTAAAAAAAAATCATTAAGAACTGAATTAGATTTAACTCCCAAACAAAAAATGTTTGTGGAAATATACGTTAAAGATTGGGGTTCTATTACACAAGCTGAAGCTCTAAAACGTGCAGGCTATGTGTGTACTAACGAAAAAGATTATGGATCTGTTGCATCTAGAATGTTGTCTAGAAAACACAGCCCCCATATTGCAAATTATTTTGATAAATTATTTGATCTTGAAAAAAAGAAATATGAAAGTGACAACCTTAGAAGATATAAAAGGTTAGAAAGAATTGCTGACAAAGCAGAGAAAGAAAAACAATTCGCTGCTGCTATCAATGCTGAATATAGATCTGGTCAATTGGCTGGAGCATATGTTGATCGTAAAGAAGTAACTGTTAGTGGTCTGGAGGGTATGTCACGTGAGCAACTTGAGAAAAAGTTACAGGAACTATCAAACAAAATCGATGGCTTCAATGCCAAAACGATTGAAGTTGAGTCCGAAGACGTTACAGCAATTGAAAAAGGCTAGTTGGACTGAATGGTTAGATGCTTTTAACCAAGTACATAACTCCACCATCACCACTTCAATTGGTAAAATTAAGGTAGAGATTGATGACTAGAAAGAAACGACAACAATCAAAAATACTTAACTTTGATTTTAAAAATCTCGGAAATGTTATTGACGACTATCCATTTGTAGAAATTGAGTGGTGTGATATCGAAGGTGATGCCGGCTGGTCTAACACAAAGGATTTAAACAAAGAACAACTACCTGTATGTGTCTCAAAAGGTTATTTGTTAAGTCAAAAAAATGGTATTACAAGGATATTTAGTGACTACATTAAGTCTAAAGATAAACCAACGTTTGACAATATTGGTGCAACAACTATTATTCCAACAGCAGTGATTAAATCAATTAGGAAAATTAAACTATAAATAACTTACTCAATCATGTCTAATAAAAACGGGGAATCTAGACTATGGCAAAAGGTAAAAAAAGGACTTACTGATTGCTTCTTAACGCGCATAGAATCCAGTACAATCAACGGTATTCCAGATATTCACGCAGTCATGGGCAATGAAGTTTTTTGGATGGAATTAAAATCAGATTCATTAAGTTATCCGAAGCTTAATAAGTGGCAAGTTGTTTGGATCAATAAATATATAATGGCTGGTGGTAAAGTTATTATCTTGGATGAGACACTCTTGCAGAAGTCTCTTAAACTCTACAGACCGGTGTCCGTTTTCACTGATCCTCGTTCCCTCGTGCCGTTTGCCTCGTTCTCGTTCCCGTTACAATGGCCACTGGTCCAGCGCAGGATGCTGCAGGAGCTGGGACGGCAGCCTGATGCAGCGTGATCCTCGTTCTCGTGCCCTGGCCACTGATCTTTTCCCTCTTTGTTTGATCAGTGGCCTGGGGACCAGCAGCAGGTGGTACAGCTCAGGTCTCGTTTCTCGTTGACAAACCTCGCTCGTTCTCGTTAAACTTAACTACACTGGTCCCGCCAGAGCAGCTGGTACGCATCCTTCAGGATCCAGGTGAAGCTCTCGTTTCTCGTTCTCGGTAATGGATAAACCTCGTTCTCGTTTACTGGCCAACGGTGACGTCCCTGCAGGGTGAGCTTCAGGGGGGTGCAGACTGGAATCAGGAGAAACTTTTGCTTGACGAGTATCCCATGATGTCGTATGGTCAGACTAAACAAAGGATGAAAAGATGTTTCGAAAGATAAGATCAAATAATTTAGATAAAATAAATAGACTTCAATCAATGAAGACCTATCCTATAGGAGCAAGGGGTAAAAGAGATGTTCGTATAAATAAATTAATAAATAAATTATATAATAGAAAGGAAGGATATGGCAATAGATTTTGATGCCCTCGATCTCGTTCGAGGAGAGAACAAAGCTCGTTTATATAACACTAAGTTAGACGGACTCCAGCAGCAGGTGACTGAGCTCACCAAGCTGGTAACCGATGTGGTAAAAGAACTTCCAAAGGAAAAGGTATGGTCGTTTGAAGAAAGATTAAAAAAAATAAAAGAAAGGGGTTGACAGGTATCCCATCGTGTCTTATATATACATCGCACCTTCAGGTGAGACTGTTATGCCATGGCCGCGCAAGTGTCTTGTTCCACCTGATGGTGTTTAACCAAAGGAGAACTACATGATAAGTAAAAAACTAATACAGCAGATGAACAATTATTATGATCAAGAGTATATCAAAGATGAGTCAAAGCCCAAGGAAGACAAACCTGAAGAAGGCAAAGTATACGCACTGACCGGTGACCGGGGCACGCGCTGCATTGCAAACGGTAACACGTGGAAAGACTCGGAGGTGAAGGATGACTGATGAGCTGAAGGAATGGTATCTGATGCCAAGCATCACCGAATGCCTCGTGGAGTACGAGAAGCAGGACATAGGTTTGATTGCAGACATTGCTAAACACGGCTGCTCAGGAGGAGTCGCTGGTATCGTATACTACGATGAAACAACTTCGTTTCATGATCACCATCAAGAGGAGATCTGGCAATTGGTCCAGGACCACGCGGATGCAGCTGGACTGAAGAACGGTGAGTTTCTACAGCACATAACCAAAGATCCAAGCTCGTTGAAGCATTTAGTTAATGATCTCGTCTGGTGGGCGGTCGAAGTTAGGGCTCAGGAGCTGCATGAACTGGTACCTGCAGCTGGAGCGTCCACATGAGTTTAGTCCTCGTTTGGCTGTGCCTTTTGTTTATGTTCCCAACATTCACATTAGCGGGCACTGGGATCCTGATGCTCTCGCTCGTTGGAATACTATGATACCCATACCTCGTCTCGTTTCTAGAGTTGCATGCACCTGCGCAGAGATTACTGATGGAGTAAGGACTGGCGCTGGGAAGCTGATGGAAAAGCTCGGCCTCGTTTGAAGTAATGGATAATGTGGTACATAGATTACTATGGAGCTGAGCCCCCTGCTGGTAACTGCTGTGGTAAGAAGAATGGTTAGGTTTCTACTTTAGAATGATTCTAAAAGATAATACTTGCACTAGTGCATAGGATACGATAAGACATTAGGATTAATCAACAAAGGAGAAAAGTTATGGGATTAGATCAACACGCACACCTTCGAGGTCAAGAGGTAGATTGGGAACAATACTACTCTGATGATGATTACGGAGATAAGGCAAAAGTTTTTGTGTGGAGAAAACACGCAAGACTTCAACAGTTCATGGCGAAGAAGTGGGACGAACAAAACACAACTCATAAACATGAGGGAATGCTTTCAAGTTTAGGTTTTAATGGCGATTGTGAAGCACCTTGCTATATGACTGAAGACGTTGTCAAAGAATTAGCCGAACAGATACAGAAAGATTTTTCTGACTATCACGCAACAGACGGATATTTCTGGGGTCAACAATCACAAGAGGAAAGTGTCAAGCACTACAAGGAACAAGATATCAAGTTCCTCAAATTCTGTGAACAAGCGATCAATGAAAAAAAGGTCGTTGAATATTGGTGTAGTTGGTAATGGCTAAAGATAAAATTAACGAGGCGACTACTGTCGCCTCGTCTCGTTCTCGTGGTGGAAATAAGAAAGATAATAAAACTAAACAACAACTGGGGACGGCACGGGAACTTTTATTCACCCAAAAAATAAAAAGACTATTTAATATGTTAGAGGATAATAATGCTAGTTATACTATTGCTAGACCTAATAAACTTAATTAAAAAAAAGATAAATAACTTGTTGCATAAGATTTCATAAGATGTATTAATTAGAGGTATTTATAAAAATACATAACTTAACAAAGAGGTAAAAATGCAAACAGCAAAAAAGCTAAAGCAAGACGAAAAAAAAGTTGTCCTAGCTTATGCAACACTAAAGCTAAAAGCAAATAGACTTAACAAAGAGTTAGATAGCATGAAAGAGCATGTTGTTAATCTATTTGATAGAACAAACCAAAACTTAATTATTGTTCAAGATGAGCATGGAAATAGTTTTGGATTGCAAAAGATTAACAGAGTTAGAAAATCTTTTGATAAAGATAAATTTAAATTATCACATTTAGATTTATACAATGCTCACCAAAAGCAAATTGCTTATTGTGAGTATAAGGCTATTGGCGAGGTATCAAATGCCCAATAATGATTTGATTAACATAGCTAATGTATTGAGTGAGAAGTTAAACTCTAATGCACCTACTTCACTTGCTGACATGGTGGTGGACAATGGACAGAAAAAACAACTCAACTATGAGATCATGTTCCAATTGTTAATGGGCGAATGTGAAAAACACATACTTGAGAATGTTGGCAACCCATTGGTTGACGAGTTCAAGGACAATATCTTGAAAAAGTTTAGTACACTTGTTCAAGCGATACACAACACAGAATAATAATTAAACCATAACCAATGGCGTCTTAACTGACGCCATTGGTGTATCTAGTCTGTACCTATTACAAGGCTCTTATCATATACAAAAATCGTTTTTAAAATTGCAGGTTACAGGTTTCGCGTTCTAGGGCTAGGTTTTGTAAGGTGAAAGGGTTTACAAAGTAGGTTATATAGATACACTAGGGTCCCAAACGAGATGAAAATAGAAAACTTAACTGAAGATGAATTAAAAGATATTATTCTAAAAAAACAGTTGGAGTGGATCAAGCTGTGCCAGGATAATTTTTTAATTTTTGCCGAGTCTGTCTGGCAAGATTTTATCTATCGTAAAACAAAGGACCCAAAGAAATACGGGCACCATCAAATTATTGCTGAGTCTTTCCAAGAAATTGCTGATGGAGATGCAAAGAGGCTCATAATCAATATGCCACCCCGTCATACTAAATCTGAATTCGCATCTTATTTATTCCCTGCTTGGTATATTGGAAAGTATCCAAAGAAAAAAATTATGCAAGTTTCCCACAACGCTGAACTTGCTTCAAGGTTCGGTAGCAAAGTTCGTAACTTAATGAATACCAGAGAGTATAAAGAAATTTTTGGAAGTGTTACACTTCGAGAAGATAGTAAAGCAAAAGGCAGGTGGGAAACCAATCATGGTGGTGAATACTTTGCAGCGGGTGTTGGCGGATCTATTACAGGTCGAGGGGCCGATTTGCTTATTATTGATGATCCACATACGGAACAAGATTCCTTATCGGATACAGCAATGGAACGTGCTTATGAATGGTACAGTTCAGGACCCAGACAGCGTTTACAACCGGGAGGAAGAATCTTAGTTGTCATGACTCGTTGGGCTACCGATGATCTTACAGGAAGGTTGGTGAAGGCACAGAGTGAAACTAAAGCTGATCAATGGGAGGTAATTTCTTTTCCTGCGATCATGCCTGATGATAAACCGGTGTGGCCTGAGTATTGGGGTAAAGATGATTTAGATTCTGTGAAAGCCTCAATCTCTACAAAAAATTGGAATGCACAATATATGCAGGACCCAACCTCAGAAGAGGGTGCAATTATAAAAAGGGATTGGTGGCAAAATTACGATAAAGAAAATTTACCAAAGTTATTACACGTAATTCAAAGTTATGATACTGCATTTTCTAAAAAAGAAACTGCAGATTACTCTGCTATTACCACCTGGGGGGTATTTGAACCTGTAGAAGGTTATGAAAAAGCAATTATATTATTAGATGCTCAAAAGGGACGTTATGATTTTCCAGATTTAAAAAATGTTGCGTTAGAACAGTATCATTACTGGGAACCGGAAACTGTGATCATTGAAGCTAAAGCTAGTGGTACACCATTAATTCATGAACTTAGACGTGCAGGAATTCCTGTAATTGATTATGTACCAGCTAGAGGACGAGACAAGCATACTAGAATAAATAGCTGTGCACCTGTATTTGAGTCTGGTATGGTGTGGGCACCTTTAGAAGAACACTGGGCACAGGAAGTAATTGAGGAATGTGCAGCGTTCCCTAATGGACAATACGATGACTATGTTGATTCTATGACCCAAGCTGTGTTAAGATATCGACAAGGTGGATTTGTTTCAACATATTCTGATGATTGGGATGATGACAACATTAAAGTAGAAAAAGATTATAAATATTATTAGGAGTAATTATGTCTGAGAAAAAAAGAAATTTTTTAAAATTTATAAAATCAGGAACATATACTGACAAGAGCGGTAATAGAACTAACACAGACAGAGCAGCTTCAAGAGTAAAAAAAATTGATTTAGATTTAGAAACAATGAAACCAGCATCTACTAAAAAAATGCTTACAGGTGGCCAAGCAAAAATTGCAGCCAAAGCTCCACCACCAAATAAAATTGACGCAAAAGATTTCGCTGTGCTAAAAGCTGAAAAAGCAAAAGGTAGAGGCATGGGTCTTCAAGATGAAAAAGTTAAACCAGGTAAAATTTATAAAGCAAAAACAGGAAGTGGTTTAGATCTTCCTGTAATTAATTCAGTCAAACCTACAGTTAATAAAACTAAAAGAGCTCAGAATCTTTCTAGAATGAAAATACAGTTTACTAAGCAAAAAAATAGAGCTGGTATTAATTCAGATACTTTAGATAAAATTTTAAGTAAAACTAAAAATCCTTATTCAGATTTAAAAGCAACTACAGCTAAAGGTCCTAAAAATTATATGAAAACTATTGGTGTATTTCCAAAAGTATCAGGATCTAAATTTACCGAACGAAGAATGAAATTAAAAGGTCCTTTTTCCTCTATGGCAGAGATGAGAACAGCAAAAGGTTTTAAAACGATAAATGGTAAACAAGAAACTGCATCTGAATTTAACAAAAGAAGAATGAAACTAGCAGGTGCTGCACGTAAAGCATTAAAAGCAACAAGAATCGGTAAAATAGCTTTAGGTGTCGGTGCTGCGGGAGTCGCTGCACAACAATATTTAAAATCTAAAATGAATAAGAAAAAAGATATTAAAAAAGCTAGCTCATTAGTTAAAGGTGACTTAGAAGGTTCAATCGCTCCATACAAAACTAAGAAAAAAATGGGTGGTGGCATGATGCAAAAACCTATG